ATGGAATCTACCGTGGTGAAAAAAGGAGAAACTACTGGGGTGTTAGATATAACAAATCTATTGATAAGATAATAAACATCTTAGAAAGTAAATTAAAACCGCACATCACTTCGGAACACATTAAAAATAAGGAGTATTCTCTGAAATACACTATAAATCCAATATTTGATTTGTTTGTTGATTTTCATCTCGACAAAAAGAAAATTAAGGCACATGATTCTGTTTATCATACCATACAATTTGAATACCCAAAATCTAAATGGTTAAAACAAAATGAGAATAAGTTTTTACCGGCAGTGTTGGATTCTTATGGAATTAAATCCAAATATTTGATTGGTGAAATTAACACGCGTCCTGAAATCGATATCAATATCAATACCATAAGTTATGTGTGTGGTATGTTTGGGGAAGGTCATGTTGATTACCTAAGAAAAATAGATTGGGTTGAGTTGGTTTCACACGGCAGTGTTAATCAAAAGAAACGACACGAATTAAAAAATGAATTTGAAAAATCATGCATGGTCAAGTTGGTGAATGATTGGAGTAAAAACCAAACAATTTTCAACGATAATTTAATTGAAGAGATTTTTAAAATTCTAACACTTAGGGTACAGTTGGAGGAAAAAGGTTTGTCGTTAAAGTTTAACGCAACCAACTGTTCCGAATTTGAAAGACTGTTAAACGAATGGGAAAACATCAAGAACCATTTTAAGAAAGGTTATAAAGTTAGATATTCATTTCCGAAGGAGTTTATCGATGAGGTGGAATCTGAGATTGTTATTGACGACAAAGTCTTTAGCGTGAGAATATTAAGGACAGAAGAAGATTTTTTTACCGAAGGGTACGTGATGAAAAATTGCATGGCCAAACAATTCAACAAGGGTGTGGTGTTCATATACATTGTTATGAAACACAATAAGTTAAGAATCAATCTTGAATATAAAAACGGTGATTTGATTTCATTATTTGGTAAAGCAAACTCACCTGTTGATTCATTGTTTTCAAGGGCGGTTTTGGAACTTACAAATAGAATGAGTAAACACTCTGAAATTAAATGGGTAAAAGAAAAATATGACCATATTAAAAAGTGATTTGACATTTGATAAAATCAAAAGTTTTTAGTATTTTTGTTAAAATTTTAAATCAGTATGCAACCGAAAGAGTCCAAATCTAATTCACACTTCACAATTAGTATCATTAAGTCGGCAATAAGAATTGTCGGATGTTATTTTATGTTTTTTTATAATCTACCAGTTGCGGCAACTCTTTTTTGTGTTGCGGAAATTTTAGGTATATTTGAAGAAATATTTTAAAACATTAATCATGACCGAGTTTAACCCCTCAAACCCAAACGAAAGAGACATTATTTTCACACAAGGTGAGTATTTGAAAGTAAAGACAACCACTATGGTCAAATTGAATGAAGTATTGGTTGTTAATACTGAAGAAGGACCTGTAGAACTACTAGTTGATATCACTGCGGATTTTAATACGATAGATAAAAAGTATCATGAGATATTTTTTAATGTATTAACATCGAAATACCTTGGTAGAGTATCATTTGGTGATAACCCATTCTCTGAATGTAAACCGGTTCAGAAAAGAAAATGGTATCAATTTTGGAAATCAAAATATTTTATCTAACCCGTAATATTTATCACCATGAAGTCTAAAAAAGAAGTTATGGATGAAGATATTATTGTTGACACCCCAACCGTTGAAGATGAATGGGATGACAACAAACAACATACGGAACAAATGTTTTAAAACCACTCAGGTTTTTCTCGTAACCTCCAAGTTGCAAAATTAGATTTTGAACCTCGATAGTAGTTTCGATAAGATTCAACTACCGATTTTACTTTGTATTCATCGGGCATTGCTTTTGGTGGGGGAGTTAACCCTTTGTCACGAATGTTTATCTTATTTGTGACACACCACTCAATCACCTCCTGTGATTTGTGTCGTTTACCGTATCGATATGTGTACTCTTCACATAACTCTAAACCGAGCTCACACAATAACAAATAATTTGAAAGGGATTCCCTAACCCATATTGAACATGGGTGGTTTTTATGTGATAATTTATATGGTACACCGTCGGTAAACTCTGAGGTTGTATGGTGAGCGCCACATAATAATTGTGCGGTCTCCAATATCATTTTAACCACATGTTTGTCACAATGATACTGTGCACATTTACGTACATCGTTGTCTAAAAAGAAAATATTCACAAGACAAATATAGTGACTTTTTCAAAAAAAATACTTATATTTGTAAAAATATACGAACATGATTTTAAAGAGTTCATTAGTCGAGGGTCAAATCATAGAAATAAAACCGTACATTTTTGCTGCTGTGATTAAAGACAGTTACGACAGGTCAATGTTGTTTTGTAGATATCAAGAATTTTACGAATCACCATTTCCCGAGATAAGAGGTAAATCGTTCACTCTTGAAGAATACATGAAATTGTATAAAAAGAACAACAAAAGGACGACCTTTACTTATCCAATTGATTGGAGTGGATATAATATACCTTCGGATATTTTGTTAGATGCAAAAAAGAAGTTTACATTTTCCATTAACATGTACGATTTAATTATGAATGATATAATCGAACATTGTGAAAAGGAATCTAAATTTAGAAATTTTGGTGACTCTCATCCATGGTACTTAATTGGTGTTGATAAATTAAAATCGGGTGTAATTAATCATGAAATAGCCCATGGATTATACCACACCAATCTCAATTATAAGGTGGAAATGGACTACCACACCGGTAATATTCGACCGAAAGACTCAATCAGTTTAAGAAGTAAATTGATTAAAGTTGGTTATGTTAATGACAGAAAAATATTGGACGATGAAATTCAAGCATACATGTCTACCGGTAAATTACATACGTGGAGTGATACCATCTATAAGAGGTACTCAAAAGATTATGCGGACACATTTAAAAAATTTAACAAGTGAGAAGTTATAGATTTTATAAAGACGAATCATCAAGATGGTATGTTGACCTATATGAATGGGAAGGTGAAGAGTGGGAATTAGAAATGGTAATGGGTGCGGACACATTCTTAAATATACTTTCTCAAGGTGAAGATGAGGTTAATATTACTTTATCAACAGAACCATTTGATGGATGTGAAACTCTTCATTTCATACATGAAGGACGAATCGAAGGACCCGAGATTGGTGAAGGTGCGTGGTATAGACTTGACAAATACATGGGATTAGATTTTAATCTACAAATGTGGTTATGTGATGTAACTAAATTTGTTTTTGGTAATTTCCCTAAAAAAATATATTTCAAATGAAAATAATAATTGCTGGTGGTAGAAATTTTGACAATTATGAATTGTTAAAAAACACATGTAACAATTTAAAGGAAAAGATAACTGAGATTGTCTCGGGTAAGGCTAGAGGTGCGGATAGTTTGGGTGAAAGATGGGCATCCGAGAATAATGTTCCGGTTAAACTATTTCCCGCGAATTGGGAATTGTACGGTAAAAGGGCGGGTTACTTGAGAAATACTGAAATGTCAAACTATGCTGAGGGTTTAATTGCATTTTGGGATGGTGAAAGTAAAGGAACTAAACATATGATTGATACTGCAAACAGTAAAGGTCTTGAAGTTCACATAATAAGATACTAATGATGGATAAAATTATATTCTTGGACATTGATGGTGTGTTAAACCACCAAGACTGGTACGTGAAAAGACAAAAGGAAATCAATAAAGATGATGTTGTTTCTCATTATCCATTCTATGAGTTCGACCCCGAATCTGTCAATCAATTAAATAGAATAATTGAAGAGACGGGAGCGAAAGTTGTTGTAAGTTCTACTTGGAGAATAGGTAGAACACCAAACCAATTACAAGAAATTTTGGATAGGGTTGGTTTTGTGGGTGAGGTTATTGATACCACCCCACATTTCCATGCTAAAGGAACTGACAACGATGGTGAAAAAATTGGATATACAATACCAAGAGGTTGTGAGATTGATTGGTGGTTAGATAATAAAGGTAAGTTCCAACGCATTAATTGGTCTGCCGATGTTCAAAACGAACACTTGGAAAAATCGTTAGTTAAGAATTATGTAATAATTGATGATGATTCCGACATGTTATACGGTCAAAGAGAACACTTCGTTAAAACATATTTCATGAATGGTTTAACCGAGGATAAAGCAAATGATTGCATTAAAATTTTAAATTCAACTTTAATAGATTTGTACTATGAAAATAATATTCCTAGATAACGATGGTGTAATATGCCTCAGTGGAAATTGGGGTTCACGCCACAAAAAAGCGAGAGAGTTTATGATTAAAAACAAAACTCCAGAGTATGATGCAAGTATGTTAGATGAAACAAAACGACCTGTAGAAATTCGTTTTGATAATTTTGACAACAAAGCAATAAAAGTGTTAAATGAGATATTGGAGAAAACCGATGCTGAAATTGTTGTCAGCTCTGATTGGAGGTTATTTGCAAATTTGGAAGAGTTAGGTGAATACTATACTTCAAAAGGTATTATAAAGAAACCTATCGGAGTAACAAAAAGACTCGGAGAATTTGACATACCAGAAGATTTTCCGTGGATTAGACAGTGGGACTCAGAACAAACAAGATGTTTGGAAATAAAAGAATGGTTAAAAGAACATCCCGAGGTCACAAGCTGGGTTGCTGTTGATGACTTAAACATGGGAAAAAGAGGAAAATACTATTCGATGGATTTTGAACACGATTGGGGGTTGGAGAACTTTGTTTACACACCCAATAGTAATGAGGGTATTAAACAATCAGGAGTTAAGGATAAAATCATTAAAATACTAAATAACGAATCCCCAAAATAATAGGGGATTTTTTATTTTGACGAATATTTATTAAAGTATCAGATTATATTAATGAAAAAAACGAACCTTCAGGAAGAATTAAAAAGAATACATGAGATAACTTACGGTAAATCGTCAGTTAACGAAGATTTTATTGATAAATTACTCAATAAAGTTGGTTTAGGTAAAAAAATTGATGACCCAAAGAAAGCAGATTTGGTCACACCCGATGTTGCTGAGTTCTATAAAACAATAGAGGATTCAATCAGTTCAGGTGGTTTATCACAAAAATCAAAAGGTTCAATGGAATACCAAAAAAGTGTTGAATCAATGCAAATTGGTTTAATGTTATTAGGTTACGATTTACCGGTACACGGTGTTGATGGTTTGTTCGGTCCTGAAACCGCAAGGGCGGTTAGGGCGTTCAAGAAAGATAATCTTAAATTAAATGAAACTGCAGAGAATTTAAGAGATACCTTGGATAGTTTAGGTTATGATGAAAAAGGTAGTGAATTGACTAGTGGTGGTAATGTAAGTAATAAACTCACAGATATCGTTTCAGACATTCTCCAAAAATATAAAGAAACCAATCCGGATGTTAAGGTCATAATTACCGCAGGTAATGATAATTTCCACAAAAAGTTAGGTTACAAAAGTACACACACCGAAGGTAACGCTATTGACCTTGTTATTTCTCCCTATAATACTAAGAATGCGTCAGATTTAATTAAAATCTTAAATACAACTAAAGGTTCTAACTCTGAGTTTAGTTACATAGACGAATACACTAACCCTAGTTCGGCATCCACAGGTGGTCACTTCCATTTACAATATGGTGGTGAATCAGAAAAAAGTGGTAGTACTATGGAACAAGCAACCCCTGAAATGTTAACAAAGTTACTTGAAATGTTAAAATCTAAGGGCGTTAAATCAGAAGAGTTAAAAAAATACATTGACAAAACAGTCTCAGTTGCTGGTGTTACCGATGCAAATGTTTATGAAAAAATATTAGAAGGTTTAGGTGCTCCCGTGACAGATGAGAACATGAAGTTTATGTTTGCTTGGAGACAAGCAGAAGGTAGTGGTGGTAAACACAATCCATTCAACACAACCCAAAATATGCCCGGAGCGGTATCAATTAATACCCATGGAGTAAAAAGTTATCGTAACCCACAAGACGGTGTAATTGCAACAATCAAAACACTAAGAAATGGTAGATACGGATGTATTGTTAACGGTTTAGTTAATAACATTGGTGCCGATAAAATTGCACAATGTGAATCATTAAAGACTTGGGGTACGGGTGACTTAGTGGCAAAAGTGATTGCTGGTTATAATAGAGGAGCATCACCAAAAATCAAAAGTTTAGCATAATATTAAGTTTTCTTTCTTAAAAAAAACATTTATCTTTCCTAAAAAATTAGTCATATGTCAAAAGATAAATGCGTTATGTGCGGAGTTGAGACTCAGTACGATATCAACACTCATGTTGATTTAAGGTATCACTATGTTGATGGTATGGGTCAACTATGTAAAAAGTGTCATGATGGGGAAAAACCCCAAGAAACTATCGTCGTTCCAATTGATTTGATTAGGTCAACACCCAACGATATGGAATTGGGTGAAAAAATCAGAAGAATGGTAAATTGAGGTTAACAAATCCATTTTTCGTTGTATTTATATATAAACATTTCACGTATAATGGATAAATTAACTGAAAAATATTTAAAGAACTTGATTTCTGAAATGTCAATGAGTGACGTTGATGAAATGGCTCGAAAAAGAAGTGGAGTTCAAAACACCACAGGTAAATTGGTAAAATATAAACCTTTTTGGAAAGAAGGTAATGAAACTGAAATTCCTGATTATTGGATTGCTAATCCAAAGTTAGAGGAAGGTGCGGAAATTCTTGTTGTACCATTAGATTGCCAAGAATTAGAAGATTTCAAAAACGCAAACAAAGAGTGGTTAGACAGTATTCAAACGGAACACAATTTAGAACCACAATTAGCTGCATGTAAGAGAGGAAAATATCACAGACCTGTTGAAAAATGGGTTGAAGGTGGGTATAAACCAACCGGTGAAAAATATAGTGAGAAAGAAAAGATTAAGAGAAATTTATTCAAAGTAATAGCAGAGAATTTAGAGGATGAATCATTTGCTGAAGTGTTAAATAAGAGAAGTATACCGACCGTAGTTGCTAGAGATAGAAAGAACGTAAATCAATACGGTAAATTCTCAAATCAAAAAATTGAATATTCAACACACAATTATAATGCGTATGGTTCAGTTAAGGATTTCTTAGCGGCAGCACTTGCTCGTGTTAAAGGTCAAGATACCCCTGAAATGAAAACATTCCACATGGCTAGACAATACAATACTAACTATAACAATTGGAGAGCCGACAAGAAAATGATGAAACAATATGCAGGTAAAACTGAAAAGTACATGTTAGATGCATATGGTTTTGAAAAAGAAAATTTGGATGTTACTATCAGAATGGATTTCGAGATTTTTGGTGAATTATTAGGTGAAAATAGTTACACTTGGAATGTTAGAATGACTACCAAGATTGGTAAAAAATTAGAAGAAGAAACAGGTTTAAAAGGTGGATTCTTAGATGATAAAACCATTCAATCAACTACAACAGCACAATTAGGACCAAATGTTGAATTCAATGATACCTACACTGTGATGGATAATCCTGAAATTGTGGATGCACTAATTCAAGCAATAAACGAATTAAAATCAAAAGTTGAGTCAATCGACCCTAAAGAAACTTTGAAGGTTGCAACGGTTAAGAGATACCAAATCAACCCGAACCAAGGACAAGTAAATGAGTCGATAAAACAAAAACTAATAGACAGAATAGTCAAAAAAATTAATATCTAAATGAAATCCCGAGAAATCGGGATTTTTTTTTTGGAGTTCATTTGTATATCACAAAAAATATTGTATATTTGTGCTTGTTATGGGGACAAATTACTACAGAATACCTAGTCAAACTGAGATGAGGTCTCGAAAAGAGAGACTGATAAACGAACTCTACGGAATGGAGATGTCACCGTCAAACACCCAACGAAATTTCTCATTACCAATTGAGGATAGTTGGGGGACCGAATCCCCATGGGACAGGTTTATAGATGGAACATCCGTTCATTTGGGTAAACGAAGCGGTGGGTGGAAGTTTTGTTGGAATTTCCATAAGAACAAGTATTATTCCAATAAGGAACAACTCCTTGAATTCATTAGAATCGGTAGAGTTGTGGACGAGTATGGAAAGGAATGGGATTCTGAAGAATTTATTGAAATGGCTCTCAATTGGTGTCAACCTGATGGGTTAGTACTTAACAAAAGTTATCGAGATAAATTAAGACAACAGGGTCATGGAACATTTTGGAATGATAGTGAAAAGTACGATGATTTAATAATCGATGGACTTCGTGTAAGTACATCAACAGAATTTAGTTAATATGATAAAGTTAGATAAAAACAAAAAAGTTTGGATAACCTCAGATACTCACTTTGGACACACGAATATTTGTCGTGGTGTAACAAATTGGAGAATGCCTGATGGTTCTATACCAATTAGTCAAACAAGGGATTTTGAAACCCTTGATAAGATGAACAATGCGATTGTGAACAACATCAATGAAGTTGTTGGTCAAGACGATATCCTAATACATTTAGGTGATTGGTCATTTGGTGGATTTGAAAATATACAAATCTTCAGGGATAGACTTGTATGTAGAGAGATACATTTGGTGTTAGGTAACCACGACCACCACATTGATAGAAACAGACAGAATTGTCAAAGTTTGTTTGCATCGGTTAGTATGTTTCAACAATTTGAATATATGGGTGATACCATCGAATGTTGTCATTACCCGATATCAAGTTGGAACAACCTAAGAAAGGGTCGCGTTCATCTACATGGTCACTGTCACTTACCACACAACCAAAAGATTTCCAACGGTAGACGAATGGATGTTGGTTTGGATGGAAGTCCGGGTATGATGCCATACGATTTAAATGAATTGATTAAGAGTCTTAAAAAGTTACCGATAGGTTCTGAAATGGGACCTCTTGACCATCATTTGGATGATATGAAAAATATTGTCGGTTAAATCAAATATTAATAGAAATACAGTTATGTTCAAAAAAATATTTAAAGACTTAGTAAACTCAAAATTTATGTTGAGTTTCATTGTAGGATTTGTGGTTGTACTAATGTACCACTTCGTTGTTTTACCGGGTTTGACCTTGTCTAATACATTGGTTAATGTTGGTTCTGTGATTTTAGGGGTCATGTTATTGATGTTCTTATACTTCTTCATTAAGCATCACTATTTTAGTGTTGAGGAGTTTGAATTATTCACACCCGACCCTAATAAAGAACCTGAAACTGAGTTAGATTACAATCCTAATCCAAAACCAAAGAGTAGGAAAAGTAAATCGAAAAAAAAACAAACAAAAAAAGTGGATGGTCAAGCATCATCTGATGCAAAATAAAAGAAACCCCTCGGAAGAGGGGTTTTTTGTTTGTGTACGATATTTATATAAAAAAGTAAAACAAAATGGCTAAAGTAATAAAGTTAAATCTTAGTGATATTGAGAATATCGTAAAAAAAACAATTAACGAAGCAGAATTCGATGATTTTGATGCTAAAATCCAACCTGAAGAATTACCGGGTGCGGACTCTTACGATGATGAGCAAGAAATGAAAAAGACCATGGCTATCGGTAAAGGTGAGGATGGTAAATTTTACGTAATTGATGTAGAGACAGGTGATATTTTAGGTGTTAAGTAATTAATTTACTTCATCAACACTCTCTGAAACTTTTTTCTTTAGATTCTTAATCATTTTCATAAGTTTCTCATCACGTTTGTTTTCAATTATAGTAGTTTTCTTAATCGAAGGTGACATCATGGCTTCAACCTGAACGGTATCACCACCCATAACTTGATAATTAGGACGAGATTCTGAATTAACTATTCGGGTCTCGTTTTTCATTTTACGAGTATAGTTATCAATCTCATTAATCATCTCCAATATCTCAGTTTCTCTGCGAACAATTTCATCAACACATTCTCTTTGGTTTTTAATAACCTGAGTGTTCAATTCACTCACCCTTTTGTTCAATTCTATTATTTGAGTGTTCTGAGATTCTATTCTTAATTTCAATTCTTCGTCATTATATGTTAACGATTCGGTGATTTTCGGTCCAATCGAAATAATTATTATTGAAATTGACAAAATAACCAATGCTGTGACTCTTTGTCTATTGGTGAATTTTGATAATATTTCAGATAAGTATTTAAACATATAATATAAATAGTTTAATATTCAAAATGACAAACAAAAAGGGACTAAACACCAAAATTATTACAGTATTCAATCCTGAAAATGATGATGATTTCGAATTATTTGTTACCTATGAAATTTTAGATTCCGATTTATTTGATGATGAGGACACTTATTATGATATAGATGGTGACATTGACCTTAAATCCTATGAACCCAATAATGATGATGAAATACCCGAATGGGTAAATGAAGATTTGGTTTATGAGGCATTACTTGAGGAAATTGACTCTGAACAAGATGAGGGGGAGGTACTCGACGAGGATGATGATTATTATGATGATTTTTCTGGAATTGGTTCAAACGAACCTGAAGAAGATTTTTACAATGACGATGATGAAAATTACTAAGTAATATTTTTCGTCATTTTTTTATTTCAAAATATTTTTTGTATATTTGTCCTACACTAAAATATACAAAATGAATAACTATCGAATTTTTTGTGACTTAGATGGTGTAATAACCGACTTCAACAAAGCGTATGAAGGTATTTCAGGTATTAAACTTTCTAAAGACGAACACAGGAATGATTCAGAATTTTGGGAACCAATTGAAAGGGCTGGTTACGATTTTTGGGTCAACATGGAATGGATGCCAGATGGTCACATTCTTTGGGATTTCATTTCCCCGTACAACCCCACAATACTTTCCGCACCATCAAGACAAAATGTTTCAAGAGTAGGTAAAGTCGATTGGGTGAATCGTGAGTTACCCGGTACCCCACTTATTTTAAGAAGTGCAAAACACAAAAAAGATTTTGCTGCACCTGATGCAATACTAATTGACGATAGACCTGACAATGTTCAAGGTTGGATTGATGCCGGTGGTATTGGTATCTTACACAAATCTGCGGAAGAAACTATTAACGAACTAATCCAAAAATATAATTTCAATGATATACGTTAGTATTGACATCGAGACAACAGGTCTTGAACCACTAAACAATAATGTACTATCTTTTGGTGCAATCATAGAAGACACCACAAAGAAGTTACCATATGATAAACTACCCAAGTTTAATGCAATAATCATACAGAACCAAATAATAGGTTCACCGAGAGCAATTACAATGAATAAAGAAATCATTTCGATGATTGGCTCATTCATTGAGGGTAGTGAGGACGATAAAACAAACCTTATTCACCACAGTGGTTATCTATTTTTGAAAGAAGATGAGTTAGCTCAAAAATTCTACGATTTTCTTCATCTTAACGGTGTCTTACCAAATAAAGCGTTTGACCCAAATATGTACGTTAGAGTGGTAGACGGTAACATGTTACCAATGTTTAACAATAACACACCACCCATAACAATCAATGTTGCCGGTAAGAACTTCGCAACTTTTGATAAGTTATTTTTGGAGGAACTACCTTGGTGGAAGAAAATAATTAAAATCAGACAAAGAATTATCGACCCATCAGTTCTATATTGTAGGTGGGATGAAGATAATTCATTACCAAGTATGTTAACTTGTAAAGAACGTGCAGACCTAAAAGGTGAGGTTGCACATACCGCACTTGAAGATGCTTGGGATGTTGTTCAAATGTTACGTAAATTCTATTAAAATTAAAATCATATGTCACTAATTAAAGAATTAAAAACAAACACAGAAAACCAAATTAATTTGGTTGAAATTTTACAATTATTTTGTCCTGAAGACAAAACAAAGTATGTCGATTTACTTTTGAGAATGGTTAAGAAAACAAAAAGTATTGACCGTTATGTAGATGAAGTAAAAGAGATTTTAAACAGAGAATTCGGTATCGAACAAAAAGTTTTGGATAAATTTTCACCTATCCAAATCATTTTAATGTATCGTTTTATTGAATCAACATTCAACTTCTCAGATATCAAAAATTATCAGAAATTCATTGAATATAATGAGAGGGGATTAATATCCGAAAATGATTTGGGTAAATTCAAATCATTCGATGATATCATGAATGCAACTTCACTTGCCGAGGTTAAATCATACGAGAAAGATTTGGAAAAACAAATCAGAGTTCTCTATAGTGACAATGAGTGGGTAGTTTTAAGACCATTAACATATCATGCATCGTTAAAGTATGGTTCATCAACAAAATGGTGTACCGCATCCGAAAGTAATCCCGATTATTTCTTGCGTTATTCGAAACGTGGAATATTAATCTACATGATTAATAAAACAACCGGACTAAAAGTTGCTTGTTTTAAATCATTGGATAGTGAACCCGAATTCTCTTTTTGGAATCAGGTAGATACAAGAATTGATTCGTTAGAAGCTAACTTACCTGACTTTATTTTAGATTTAGTTAGAAAAGAAGTTACTGGAAATCCTGTTACCAATTTTTCATATTTAAGTGAAGATGACAAAAAGAAACAAGAGAATCTTTTAGATAGGATTGGTCAGAAAATGTCGGCAGTCGGAGAAACACTTGATGAACTCAGAACCGAAACCGCAGAAGAACAGATTGTCATGGAAGAATCTATGGACATGGAAGAACGTTATATTGGTGATGAAGTAGTAACAGAACAAGAACCGGCAATAAATGAAAGTGGACGAAGTAGTATGATAGGTAGGATATTGGGTCGTTAATGTAACTGTAAAATAATCAAGGGGGTTTTTGACCCCCTTTTTTATTTTATCAAAAAAAATTTTGATATTCTAAATATTGTTTGTATATTCGTACTCATGAAAGGGATATTAACGGTACTATTCACCATTCTGACTTTGAATTTATACTCTCAGTCACAGAATCTTAGGATACCCCAAAGAATGTTCAATCATTCATTGGCGTATGGTCCTAGAGGTAATTCTTTATGGTATTCATACGGTTATGAGTTCAGTAAAGAAAAAACCAATGCAACTATTGGATTGGGTTTTGGTAAACTAATGGTTGGTTTGAATATGTTCAGTCCCGAGACTTGGGTAATTAATGGTAACCCACAGGAAGTGTATGTTAGTTTAAACTATGTTTATCATAATAAAGATTACAAGTGGTTTATGTTACTTGGCGGTGTGGGTAAATCCGTGGACGGTAACAATCAATTAATGTTTAGGGTTGGAGCAGATTTACGAGTTGCATACCCACTATATTTAACAACAAATTTCTATCAAACAAACCAATCACATTTTATGGTGGGTGGTAAAATAATCATTTTTTAATATGAAAATAGCACTTATTGCACACGACGGAAAAAAATCAGATATGGTTGCCTTCGTAATGAAAAGATTACAATTCTTCAACAGAGAAGATGTAAACATAGTTGCAACCGGTACAACAGGTAAAAAACTAGTACATGCCGGTGTAACTAAAGTTGAAACTGTTAATTCAGGACCTATGGGTGGCGATGCTGAAATTGGTTCAATGGTCGCAAGAAAAACAATCAATGCCGTGATATTCTTTAGAGACCCATTGGATGCACATCCACATGAACCCGATGTACAAATGTTAATGAGAGTTTGTGATGTGCATGAGATACCTCTAGCAACAAACTATTCAAGTGCAAAAATGATAATTGACTGTTTAATGTTAAAGTAAAAAACGGAACAGATATTGTTAAACCTTAAAAATTAAAAATTATGTTTTACAAATTCAACAAAGACACACTAGTGTGGGAAAAGAACGTAAAGAAAATTAGAATCACAATTTCGGTTCTTATTGTTTTAATGGTTTCATCGTTCATCTTGGGAAGATTCGCAAGGTTTGAAACATTAGATGAATATGAAAGAGAGTTAATTGTGATTTCATTGGAAGATGAGAAAAATAAGTTCACCGAAGAAAAATTCGTTGAGGAACTTAAAAGACTAAATGTTAAGTTTCCACATATTGTCATGGCACAAGCGATTGTGGAGACAGGACATTACAAGAGTACGGTTTTTAAAGAGAATCATAATCTCTTTGGGATGAAACAAGCTACCCTTAGAATCAACACAGCTAAGGGAACACAGAACGGACATGCATATTATGACAATTGGCAACAATCTATTTACGATTACGCATTTTATCAATGTAGATATTTGAGTAATATTAAAAATGAAAAAGAATATTTCCTTTATCTCTCAAGTGTATATGCTGAAGCTGGTGATGGTTATGTTAATCTCGTCAAACAGGTCATCCAAAATCAAAAACTTGCAGAAAAATTCAAATAATTTTTGTGATATCCAAAAAAAGTTTTAATATTGTACAAAAATCATAATGTTATGAAAATCTCAATCGAAAAAGAACTTGAAAAAAAGGTTCAAAGTCAAAAACTTACGTTTGACCCGGTTAATGAAGTTAAACTCCTAATGGAGGTACATGAAACGGAGAAAACAAGAATCCTTCGCGGATTATCCAACAACTCACAATTCAGTCGTGTTGAAAAATTAATGGGTAAACAGATGGATTTGGAAAAATTGGAGAACACATATGATGGTAGAGTTTACACAATCGAGCAGATTAAAGACTTGTGTATAGACTACAACTTGAGATTCTTACCGAGTAAATACTTTACAGGTAGTTTTGATGTTGAAGTGGCGGGAAAAATTTTGGAGTTCTCTAGTAAAACAAATACATCGGTTGACGATTACACATTGAAACATAGTTTCTTTGTCATGGCACCTCAAGAGATGTTTACATTGAAAGACGAAAAGTACATCACCAAAAGGGAATTAGACCCAGCGATTTTCTATAAAATCGATGATACTCATTATCGTTTGATACACAAGTGGGGAGATGACTTCACAATCTTCCGTTTGTTAATGGGTTTCAGATTCAGAAGTTGGTGGCATCACCAATGGTTCAACACCGCAATGGTTTTACCAATCTTCGCACTAATCACAATAATGTTGTTTGGGTCAAAGAATGTGTTTGACCACCCGGTTAGTTTAACTCTTTTAACAATTACAATGAGTTTCCTATTTTCATATTTCCGTTGGGGATGGGGTAAACATGATGAAGGTGATGAGATTGGTGGATTTTTTAACAGAAAAAATTGGAATTCAGATTCTAAAATTAGAAGATAATGAAAAAAGTATTAGTAAGAAAAGGGGTTTTTGAAACCAACAGTAGTTCTTCACATAGTATCTCAATTGCTGACGATACAAAACAGTTTGTGTTAGATACTATATATCCTAATCAACACGGTGTTGTTGAAGTGATGGGCGATGAATTTGGTTGGGAGTGGTTCAAACATAATGATGCAGTAACAAAGGCATCTTATGTTGCACAACAATTCAAACATAACGATTCGGCATTAGAAACGTTGGCGGAAGTTATTAAAGAACAAACAGGTGCGGATGAAGTTAAGTTCATTGATTTGGATAATGGTTATGTTGACCATGATTCATACGGTATTGTACCATCGGACAAAGAATCTTTAAAGAATTTCATTTTCAATAGAAACTCATGGTTATTTGGTGGTAACGATAACTCAACCGCAGACCCAACATTCTATGATGTTCCCGAATTTCGTGATGGTCGTGTTGTTGTACCTGAGTACAAATATGAATTGAGTGTTGAGGGATACGGAAAGACAACCAAATTCAAAAGTAAACCAAATAAAGAAGAAATTGAAAATGGTTTACATTCATTGTTACAGGGAGTTTATTTGGGTGAAAATGGTTACTTCGATGATGACAATAGTATATTTGCTCAATTGGGTAGAGACCGAAACCATATGTATGAGTTCTCAACTTGGAAGTGTCCGATAGATTATAGAGGAAAGTATCTTTATTTTGTTAAAGATGCTTGGAATGAAGCAAAACGTATATTTGACCAAGACCCTGAAAACCGTAAACTTGAATGGTCAAGTGATGGATATCGTAAATGTAGAGAAATTGGGGAGTCTTTAATCAAAGACAAAAAATCGGGTTTCTCTAAAAAGGTGAAATTCCATGTTAAAGAAATACAATAACGGAAATGCAACCATCTCTATTGACACCGATGGTAGTCGAGTGATTGAGTATGAAAATACTCTTTCACTTGATTATCCATTGAACATTGACATTAGAGTGTCAACACAATGTTCTTTCGGTTACAACCCAAAGACTGGTAAAGCGTTTTGTGATTTCTGTCACGAATCCGCAAGGACGGATGGTTCGGAGTGTGATTTTGAATTGTTACGTAATAAATTAACCGGTCTACCAAAAGGTATTGAATTAGCCATTGGTGCAAATCAATTTACGGCGGGTTTATATGAGTTTATTTTATGGTGCAGTCTACAAGACTACATCGTTAACCTTACGGTCAACCAAGGTCATTTAAAGAGGGATTCTGAAGGATTAAGACACATCATTGAGTGTGGTTTCATTAAAGGACTTGGAATCTCATACCGTTCATCGTTGAAATGGGATGTACCTCAGTTTATTTTGGATTACGATAATACCGTGTTCCATGTTATTGCGGGTATTGATTCATTTCATGATGTTGAAGAGTTATCTAAAAAAGGTGTTAAGAAAATTTTAGTGTTAGGTGAAAAGGACTTTGGTTTTAATCAAGGTAAGGTAAACCTAACAACAAGAAAACACAAAGAATGGTTATGGTGGATTCGTAATATGTTCAATGTATTCGATGTAGTCTCTTTCGATAACTTGGCACTTGAACAACTAAGAATAAACAGATTCTTTACCGATAAAAATTGGGAAGTGTTTAATCAAGGTGAACATTCTTTCTATATTAATGCCGTTGATGGGTACTTTGCCCCATCAAGTAGAAGTAACATGAAATCTCATTGGGATATCTGTTCAGTTCCCGACTACTTCAAGTTAATTAGGAACACAGACCCACTAAATTAAAATATTCCAAAAAAAATTTGGAATATTCAAAAAAGTCTATTAATTTTACATCGTTAAATTAAAAAATATGGAAGTATTATTTACATTAATTGGAGTAATCGGATTCATTGCTCTAATTGTCCTTTACGGAGCATTTTCATGGGGTTACGTATCGTACACGTTTTACAATTGGTTTGTGTTACCAACGTTTACTGATTTACCACACTTTACTATCATTCAGTTTGTGGGGTTCTCATTATTCTTAAACACACTTATTCGTCACAGTTCAACACACATTAAAGACGAATACAAAGATAAGACAACCGAACATGTATCAGCATTTTTGATGCCGTGGTTAGTTTTATTCTTCGGATGGTTCATCAAAGTAGTATTATTTTAAAATCAAAAGAACATGACAATTAAAGAACGTATTCAGTCTGATTTTATATCAGCATTGAAAAACAAAGATGAAATCGCAAAAACCGCATTGAGTGGTATTAAATCTAAGATTACGGAAGCGGAGAAAGCTAACGGTAACAAGGAACTATCAGATGATGATGTTATCAAGGTTATCAACAAAGCAATCAAACAACGTGAAGAATCGATGAAGATTTATGGGGAAGCTGGTCGTGTTGAATTAGCAGCAAAGGAAGCCGATGAGGCGATTGTGTTAAAAAAATACATGCCGGCCCAAATGACTGAAGAGGAAATTGAAGTGGCGGTACGTGAAATCATCCAAAGTTTGGATGGTGTTGTGACCAATGCAAATGCGTTGGTTGGTAAGACCATGGGTACGTTTAATAAGAATTACCAAGGTCGTGCAGATTTAACAGTAGTTAGTTCAATCATCAAAAAAATAGTAGGTTAATTATGAAAAAGTACATCATTCCATCATTTTTTGCGTTGGTAATTTTAGTAACACTTGGTGTGTTTTATTCTTTTAGAGTAATAACTATGCCAGAGGAAGAAGTTACCTATGAAAAATATAGAGACAAACTGTCGGACACCGAAGTGGATTTGTATAATAAAAAGAAAACGTTCCGAACACCTTTGGAACACAAAGAAGGTCATAAAAACGTAAGGTACGATGAGGTTAAAATAACACGTAAACGTACTGATTTTGGTTGGGAAACCAAAGTTGATACGTTGAAAACATATGTTTTACTAGAAGAATGTGGTTGTTAATATGAGTTTTAAATTTTACGAAGTTGGTGGAAAAGTTAGAGATGAAATCTTAGGATTACAATCTAAAGATATTGATTATGTGGCAGTCCCTGATGATGACCTCATCAGGGATGTTAGTTCTGCACATACTATGTTTGGTATTCTTGAAGGATATTTACGCACCGAAGGTTTTGAGGTTTTTTTGGTGACACCTGATTGCTTTACAATTAGGGCTAAGTTCCCACAAGGACATAAACACCAAGGTGTTGCGGACTTTGTTATGGCACGTAAAGAAATTGGGTACATTCTTGGTACAAGACAACCAAACGTTGTTGCCGGTACACTGTACGATGACTTGGAAAGAAGAGACTTTACCTTGAACGCATTGGCCAAAGACGAGGATGGAAAAATCATCGATTACTTCAACGGAATGGAAGATTTGAAACGAGGTTACCTACGTACACCGTTAGATTGTAAAATAACATTTAACGATGACCCGCTTCGTATTTTAAGAGCCATTAGATTTTGTATCACCAAAGGATTTTGGATTGGACCACACATGGATGGTGTAATTCAAGATTACGATTATGAAAACAAAATGGGTGTGGTGTCTATTGAGAGAATCAGGGAAGAGTTATATAAATGTTTTAAACATGACACAATTAAAACATTACAAACTTTACACGAATACCCGGCACTTAGAAACTATATTTTCAAAAACAATACCTTATGGTTAAAACCAACACTTGAATTATAATGAAAAACAAAAAAGAACAACTACAATATAGAATGTACGGTTTAGTACCGTACAATATCAGCCCAATTCAACAAGGTATTCAATTTGGTCATGCTGTTGTTGAGTATGGTCTGAAACACGGTAAGACCGATGAATACCAAAGATGGGCAAAACACGATAAGACATTCATCATACTAAATGGTGGAACAACAAATAACTCAGGTTATTTGGATAGTATGGGTACAATGAATAAACATTTAGTAACCCTTCAGGAAAATAAAATACCATTGGCAGTATTCCACGAGCCGGACCTCGGGAATCAATTAACCGGTATTGTTTTCTTGGTGGATGAAAGAGTGTTCAATAAAGACAAATATCCGTTGGATACTTTTGAACCAGACCCTGAAAATTTTTGGACAGAGAAACTTCCTAAAAAAGAATTGAGGAAAATTTTGTTTTTACGAGAATTTTTAGTACAATTTAGATTAGCATGAAAGACGCATTAGGAGATAGAATGAACTTTTTTATTCTATCACCATATTTATAAATATGGAAAATAAGAAAGATTACTATGTTTATGTGTATTTAAATCAATTAAAACCTGGAAAATGGTACTACAAAGATTTAATCTTCAATTATGAACCATTTTATGTTGGTAAGGGTAGAAAACAAAGAGACATCAACCACTTGTGTCCATATATGTTGAAAAAGAAAACATATAAAAGTTCGGTGATAAAATCTATAAAAAATAGAACCGGTGAAAATCCGATACATTATCGAATATTTGAAAACATTACCAATAAAGAGGCAATTGAAATTGAAATTGATTTTATTAAAACATTCGGAAGAAAAGATATTAATACAGGTATTCTAACTAATTGCACTGACGGTGGTGATGGTGCAAATAATTTCTCGAAAGAAACAAAAAAGAGAACTGGTAATAAACGTAAGAAAATTTATCAATACTCACTTGACGGAAAATTTTTAAAAGAATGGGACGGGGTTACGAATGTTGATGTTGGTTGTGAATCCAACGGAAATATCACCACTTCTATTAAAAGAAATGGAACATGGTGTGGGTACATTTGGTCATTTGAAAAAAAAGATGTATTTTTACCCAAAAAAAAGTATCAAATGCCGGTTAAATACAAAGAAATTAAACAAATCGATGTATCAACCGGTCAGGTGATTGAGGTATTTGATGATGCACTTTCAATTGAAAAGAAATTAAATTTAAGAGAAGGCGCGAGAAATAAGATTTACGAGAGTATTAGAAAAAAAATGAAAACGGCATATGGGTTTAAATGGGAAGTTTAGTAAAGATGCGTTAGGAACACGTCTAAAAACATATTATGAAGATAGGTTTAGATACCATCTTCCACGCAGAACATATACCATTATTAGGATTGATGGTAAAGCATTCCACACTTACACGAAAGGTTTAAACAGACCTTTTGATGATGGGTTGATTGAGGATATGGATGAAACAACGGCATACTTATGTAAGAACATACAAGGGGTTAAGTTTGGTTATGTACAATCAGATGAGATAAGTTTATTACTTACCGACTTTGATGACATATCAACCGACGCTTGGTTTGATGGTAACTTACAAAAGATGTGTAGTATTGCAGCATCATTGGCAACAGCAAAGTTTAATCAACTAAGAATGATGAGAAAGTGTTGGGAGGGTAATGACGTTGAGGGATACCTCGACCAAAAAGATTTGGAGAATTTTAAACTGGCAATGTTCGATGCTCGTGTATTTCAAATATCATCACCAATTGAAGTTGAAAACTACTTTATTTGGAGACAACAAGATGCTACTCGTAACTCAATCTCTTCAGTCGCACAAAGCATGTATTCACCTAAAGAATTACACGGAGTAAAAACCGATGAGATGCAAGAGATGATTTTCCAAAAAGGAACTAATTGGAATGATTTCTCACCAAGAAAAAAACGTGGTGGGTTCGTTACAAAGATGTTAATGGTTAATGGAAAACCAAAACAAGAAAATCAAGAAATCTATATCGAAGATGTGGTTAGGAACAAGTGGATTGGAATTGATTGTCCCGTGTTCACACAAGATAGAGAATTTTTAAGAAGTGGAATACCGGTACAACATGAAAATTAATATATCCAACGCAACCTTTTCGTCAATTGTTGGGATAGGTCAAAAAGTAAAACGTGCAGCTAAGGAGAGTGGTGAACAATATTTAGAACTAAATCGTGGTGTAAATGCCGTTACTGAAATTGATTTGTCAAATGTGATGAATCAAGTTGATTTTAATTCAAAAGAGTTTCAGGTTTACGCACCGAACTTAGGTATCGAATCACTAAGAAAAGAAATTGTTAATGAATACTTTTATTCATCGAAAGATGACCCTGATTTCATTAACAATATTGCAATCACTCCCGGTGGGATGCCAGCACTTGATTTGGTGATTCAGTTATTGAATGTTGAGAATATATACTTCCCAAAATTTTATTGGGGGTCTTATTCTAAGATGGCAACAATAAGAAAGAAGTCATTTTCTTTTTATGATTCATTTTCTGATTTGGATTTCTCACAGTTAAATGAGTCGTCTTGTGTTTTCATTTGTAATCCAAATAACCCAACAGGAATCGCGTTAGACGATGTTTATCTAATGTCAACTATTGAGAGGATTAGTGAAACGGGTGCAATTGTTATAGTTGATTGTCCATACAGAAAACTATTCTTTGAGGATGACTTTTTTGATATTGTTTCAAAGTTCCCGAATGTTATAATCACAGAATCATTCTCAAAGTGGATTGGTTTATCAGGTTTAAGACTTGGGTTCATCTATTGTTCAAACAAAGATTTTAATTCCGAGTTAAACATTCGTTTACTATATGAATTCAATGCTGTTTCATCACCATCACAAATGATTGTTGAAAAGGTTATATCAACACCTGAAGGAAAATCCGCACACAATCAATTCAGGATGATTACGGTTGACAATATCACAAAAAATATTAATTATTTAGTGGACAACAACCTATTGGTAAATGAACTCTATCCTAACAGTAGACCAATTGGTATTTTTGCGGTGATAAACAAATCGGAAGACTTTCTTTTCCAACATAAAATAGGTGCAGTTGGTTTAGACAAATTTGTTTACCACGATAAAGATTTTTGGTCATCCTATTCTAGAATTTGCGTATCAGTTCAACACGAACTATTCAAAAAATTCATAACAAATATAATTTAAAATAAAAAAAATGCAAACATTATTATTCAACACAACAACAAAAGAAGCTAAACTTTACGCTGATGAAAAACACGCCTCTAAAATGTTAGAGATGTTCACAAATGTACCTACAGTAAGAATTTCTGAACAAGGATATTACGAGGTAATGAAAAAATTGGACGGAGAAGAAAAAAACGTACCGGTTTTGAGAGTACCAATTGCAAACACAAACATGGTAATTGAAAAATAACATGGAAAGAAAATTAGCAAGTGTAAGAAAAATTTTAAACCTATCACCAATCGAGGGTGCCGATAAAATCGAACTAGTAACAGTTGATGGATGGAAAGTTGTTGTTGCTAAAGATGTCGGTCACAAAGTTGGTGACTTGGTTATCTATTGTGAGATAGATTCATTTCTCCCGATTAGAGAAGAGTTTGAATTCTTACGTAAGAGTTCATACAAAAAAATGTCAGATGGGACCGAAGGATTCAGATTGAAAACAATTAGACTTCGTGGACAAATTTCACAAGGTCTGATTTTACCAATGAGTGTCTTTGGTGATTTTGGATGGACCGCATATGAGGGTCTTGATGTTACCGAAAGATTAGGTATCGTAAAATACGAACCACCAATCCCTGCGGAACTTGCTGGTAAGGTTAAAGGTATGTTCCCATCATTCATTCCGAAAACGGATGAAGAAAGAATTCAGAACTTCACGAATGAATATGATGGTTGGAAATTACAATCTAAACATCAATTCTACGTAACCGAAAAGTTGGATGGTTCATCATCAACATTCTACATTAACAATGGTGAGTTCGGTGTATGTTCACGTAATTTGGAATTACTAGAGACCGAAGGAAACACATTTTGGAAAGTTGCTCGTGAACTTGACCTTGAAAATAAAATGAAATCTTTAGGTAAAAACATTGCACTACAAGGTGAATTAATTGGTGAAGGTATTCAAGGTAACCCATATAAAATAAAGGGACAAACTGTTAAGTTTTACACAGGGTTCGACATTGATGAGTACCGAAGACTTACCTTACCTGAATTCGTTTCATTAATTAGTAGTTTAGATTTACAATGTGTACCGATTTTGGATGATAACTTCATGTTACCATCAACAATCGAAGACATGTTGAAATATGCTGATAATAAGTCAGTATTAAATCCCGAAACTAATCGTGAAGGTGTTGTAGTCCGTTCATTGGATTGTACCATTAGTTTTAAATCAATCAGTAACACATTTTTACTAGAAGAAAAATAAGATGTCAAAATTTACTCCAAGTAAGTATCAAAAAGAAATATTCAACTTCATATTAAAAGATGATAAGAATGCGGTTATCTCTGCGGTTGCCGGTAGTGGAAAAACAACCACATTATTAAAAGCATTGGATATTATTTCTGATGATAAATCAGTTTTGTTTCTTGCATTTAATAAAAGTATTGCAGAAGAATTAAGTAAACGAGTTCCACAAGATAAGAATAACATTTTGGTTAAGACTGTCCATGGTTACGGATACGGTATTCTTAGACAGAGAAACGACCCAAAGATAGATGATAAAAAGTATCGTAAATTACTTTGGAGTGTAATTCATCACCTTAATGGTAAAGATGAAAATACAATACAAACTTATGGTTTTGATGAAAAACATAAGAAGTACATTAAGGAAATATCAAAACTATTACCGGACGAAAATACAGATGCAAATAAATTTGTAACAGATGTTCTTAGTCTTTGTAATTTAGCTAGACTACATTTAATTAATTTTGATATCAAACCAATTGGTGTTGGTGAGATTAATAAACTAGCACAAATACATTCAGTTAGTAATGAAGATAATGAATCTACCGTTGCTTGGTATCTTTCAAATTTAGGGATTTATTATGATAGGGTAATCGACTATACCGATATGGTGTCATTACCCATCATATTAAATTTGGATTGTGAGAAATACGATTTTGTATTTATTGATGAGTGTCAGGATTTGAACACATGTCAGAGAATCTTGATGCAAAAATCAATCAAACCTGATGGTGGTAGATTCATTGCGGTTGGTGACCCGAAACAAGCGATTTATGCATTTGCTGGTGCCGACCACGAATCATTCCAAAAACTAAAAGGTATTCCAAACACAATAGAATTACCACTTTCATTTACGTATCGTGTTGCGCCACAGATATTGAATTTGGTTAAACACATTAATCCCGCAATTGTTGCTCACTCAAAAAACAAATCGGGTAAAGTTATAGACAACTTCTCATACAAAGATATCCAAGATGGTGACATGGTTTTGTGTAGAAACACATTCCCAATTGTTGCATTGTGTATTAAATTATTGAGTGAGGGTAAGAAATCTTACATCATCGGTTCTGATATTGGTTTATCGTTGAAGAACATGATTTCAGGTTGTAAAAGAGAAAGAGAAGAATTCAACATGAACAATGTCCTTTGTCGATTAATGAAGGATAAGGAGAAGATGATTGAAAAAATCATGGCCAATCACAACATGAAAAAGAGTGAGGCGATGGAAGATAGTCAGGTTATCATTTTTAGTGAGAGAATACTGGCAATCGAATCAATTTCAAATGGTATTGACGACCCGAATGTTGTTATTGAAAAAATAGACACAATATTCTCGGATAAGGATAAATCCGGTATCTGTTTAAGTACGATACACAAATCCAAAGGTCTTGAGGCGGATAGAGTGTTTATTATTCACCAAGATTTAATCCCATCAAAATATGCATCATTACCTTGGGAATTAGAACAAGAAAAGAACTTGGAGTATGTTGCTTACACTAGAGCTAAAACCATATTAGGTTTTGTAAATGACTTTGATGCGTTTAAGTCCCATAAAACAAGAGACATCGACACAACAAAAGTTAAGATTAGTAAATACGTCGGTTCTCCAAACATGAAGATGTATTTAACACTGACGGTTGTTGATAAAAGAACAGTTAACGGAATGTACGGTGAAACCACCGTATTTGATTTGGTGGATGATTCGGGTAACATCTTTTCTAAATTTGGTAATATTGATGCAAGTTACCTCGACGGTGATATTATGGGAAGTGAAGTTACCATTAATTCTAAGGTTTCTTTTTACGGTATCATAAAAGAACACATGGAATATAGAGGTAACAAAATCAACAAGTTAGGTAAGATATCACACTACTAAACTAAAATTTTTTTGGATATCACGAAATTTTGAGTATCTTTGTTTTTGTAAAATCAAAAATAAGGATATGATAGACAACATTGATATAGTAAAGTCACTCTTAAACTTTGAAAAGGAGGGTGACTTTTATATGCTGTACGTTTTCAAAAGAAAGAAAGACCAACCTGAAGGTGAGAGAGATAATCACCAATCGGTTAGAACCATCAAGACATATTGTGTTGAGAGTGTGGAGTATCTTGAGAAAAGATACGAAGAGATTAAACAACTATGTGAGATGTTTAAAGCTCGTGCATATATTCATGTTCAAAAGCAAAATCATTATGATGTTTCTTTGGATATGATGGTCACACTTGCGGAAAGAATTCGTTGTGGTCAACACAAACAACAACACATATTTGATTCTGTTGTTGGTCAAATAAAGACTCACGAAAAGAGATGGATTGTTGATTTGGATACCAAGGATGAAAGTGAATTGTTAAGAATGACAAAAGTAATAAATGTAACTCGTCCTGAAGGTGATAAGATTGAATGTATCATACCAACAAAGAATGGTTACCACTTTATAACCAAAAGATTCGATGTGATGCAATTTAAGAACGTGTATCCTGATGTTGATATTGCTAAAAAGAACCCAACATTATTATATTATCCAACATCGTTGGATAGATAGTCTTTAAGGTTTTTCTTTTGGATAAGGAGAATTTTTTAGAAAGGTTTATTGAGAATTTTTTTAAACAAAAATAACATGGCAGTAATAGGAATAAACTACGATGGTTGTGACCACGACTATGACGATGACGATAACAGAATCGAAATAGACCCATCTGACCCACGATACTTGAAGTACGAGTCAGTGAGACTACATACTCAAAAAGAAAAGTTTGTATTTAACTCGGGTAATTTTGTTAAAGATTGGTACGATGCGAAAAAGAAATATATGGAAATTATGGACGAAGAACCATTTCTATCCGCATCTTCAGACGTACATCATTTTCAAGGAGATGGTGGTAAGTTTGATTCGGCATATCTTCACATCGTTGATGAAAAACCGGTGTTGAAATATGTGGATAGAACTGACCCAAATTACCTGTTCACACAAAGGGACATTTATGAAAATGGTTGGGAATTTTTTGTTCCTGAAAATACTCAACCAACATGGGAAGAATTAAAAGAAATGTGTAAATCTTAAATATTAAAAACATGACACCATTTTATTATATAATAGGAGGTTTAGTGTGTTTGATTTTATTATCATCATTCTTTAGTATGTTGAAAATGAACTGTCGTAAAAGTGAGTTCAAAGATTGGCAAGTGGGTGATTATATCGTACCTCAAGACTACAGTGAAGTATGGTACGAAATTAAAAAGAGAAACCAAGATTATGTGAGAATAGTTGGGTGGACAAAAGATGATTTGTATTTTGAAATTGATGGTACGATTTGTAAAAGAAGTTGGAAAAACTTTAAACACAATAAGTCCGCATTATGGAGACGTAATCACGAAGAGTGTAAAAAACAAATGGGTAAAGAACCGGGATTTGACCCAACAGTTCATGTCACTGAATCGACCCGTTCATCAAAAGTATCAGGTCAAATTGATGGTAAATCAATCGAAACGATGAATGAAACAGAATGTCAAATCTACTTGAAAAAAGCAATTGAGGAGGAGGATTACCACACCGCAGAATTAATAAGAAAAAGACTCGAAAATTTTAGATAACATGGCAATAAGATATTTGGACATAGTGAAAAGGTTAGAAACCGAACCACTAAACGAAGAAGAATTGAAGTTAGTTAAAGAGGCTGAAGAACATATCGACAATGAAATATTAACTAAATTTGGTGTTCGTTATTATGAAGTTGCTATTGATAACTGTATTGTCAACTTTGATTATTCACCTAAAACCAAAAAACCTATTAATTCAAAACAACCGAGAAAAAATCTCATGTCGAAGACATTAAAACAAATGTATACTGAATTGGGTTGGAGGTTTCAATATCCTGATGATAGTGACTACACAATTTTAAGAGGTAAATCATAATGAAAACAATCGAAGTATCGGACGAAATGTATGCTAAGTTAATTGACCTAGCAACAGAAATGACAACACAAGACCCGAGAGGTACAAGAGCACCACACATGTTCCAAATTCGTGAGAAGAAAAAAGTTTACGATTGGGGATTGAATGGGGAGTTTAAAATATGGGTTGATGTTGGTAACCAAGTGGAAGTTGAAACTCTCGATGACTTCATTGAATACCTACAAAATTCAGGACACTTCAATGGTAAAGAAGATTACGATGAACAATCTGAAATTGCAGAGATAACTAGGTTGTGGGAAGAAGATTACGATTTTGGTATTTCAGATTTTATCGAAGAAAATTGTAACGATTTGAAAGAGTGTACATACTCTTGGGAATATGTTTATCACAATCATTTCTTAACCGCCAAAGGTTGTAAAGAACACATTGAAAGAAACCATTACCACTACAATGAACCTGTTGATTATCTGAACCATGCATGGAGAAATCCCGAAATGGATTTGATATCAGAATTCCTATGTGGTTTGGTGGGAAAAAAACCACACAGTTAATTTTTAATTCACAAAAAAATTTCTTAAATTTTAAAAACAAAAGAATATGTTTAGACCAAATTCACTTTTCTACACTGACGGATACAAAATCGGTCACAAAAGAATGTTAGCTAAAGGTACAACACGTTTGTACGGAACATGGATTCCACGTAGCATCAAGTACGCACCAAAGGGTGTTAAGAAAATTGTATCATTCGGACAACAACTTGTTGTTAAGTGGTTACACGATGAGTTCCAAGAGAACTTCTTTAATCAACCAATTGAAGTTGCTGAAAGATTCGGAAAAGATATGTCAATGTATCTTGGTATGGATTATGATGCATCACACTTCGTTGAGTTACACAAATTAGGTTACTTACCTATCCGTATCAAATCATTACCTGAAGGTATTGAAACAAATCCAAATGTTCCTCACATGACATTCATTAATACCGTTGATGGATTTGCGTGGTTGACATTATATTTGGAAACCATCATTAGTTCATTGTCATGGAAACCTTCAACCTCAGCAACAATTGCTCTACAATACAGACGTAATGTTGTTGAATGGGTGATGAAAACCGACCCAGCTAACGCTTGGTTAATCCCTTTCCTTTGTCATGACTTCTCGGCTCGTGGATTAAGTCCATGGGATATGTTATCAAGTGGTCTTGGACACGCATCATCATTCTTGGGTTCTGACACAATCATTTGTATCCCCGGTGCTCGTTACTTCTACAACGAACCTGAAGACCAAGTTTCAATCTACTCTGTGAATGCGTCAGAACACTCAGTATCGACAACTAAAATCTTTACTGTTGGTGAACAACAAATGATTGCTGATTGGTTGGAAGAGTTCCCTAAAGGAATCCTGTCAATTGTGTCCGACACATTTGACTTGTGGAAGTTGATTACCGAATACTTACCGGCAAACAAAGAAGCTATTATGGCTCGTGACGGTAAATTGGTAATTCGTCCTGACTCAGGTGACCCTGTAGATATTATCTGCGGAAAACCTGATGAATCTGGTGTTTTCAATGACCAAGACTACGCAAAGGCATCTAAAAGTGGGTCACCTGAGCAAAAGGGTGTTATCGAATTACTTTGGGACATCTTTGGTGGTACAATCAACGAACAAGGTTACAAAGTTCTTGACCCACACATCGGAGCAATTTATGGTGATTCAATCACATTAGACCGTCAATTAGAAATCTACAAAAGATTAGAAGCAAAAGGATTTGCATCAACAAACATCGTGTTAGGTGTTGGTTCATTCACTTACCAAATGAATACCCGTGACACATTAGGTTTCGCAGCCAAAGGTGCTTGGTTTGAGGTTGAGGAGAACAATACCAAAGTTGGTTACGATATCTACAAAGACCCTGTAACTGATGATGGTACTAAGAAGTCTTTGAAAGGTTTGATTTGTGTTACTGAAAACCATGAGGTGTTAACACAATGTACACCTGAACAAGAATCACAAGGTATTCTTCAAACGATTTATGAGAATGGACAGTTCCATAATCAAATAACTTTAACTGAGGTTCGTGAACGTTTAAACAAACTTTAATATGAGTATATTAGAAAAAGCTTGGTTGTACTTTCTTATGTTGGTAATCGCATCATTTATTGGTGTTGGAATATACTTCATTCTCTCATCTAAAAAAGTTGTGAGATATGAACTTGATGGTCGGTACTCTTATGGAGTACCTGCCATCAACGTAAATGTTGAAAATGGTATGGATTATACCATTCAATTATCCAAAGATGTTACATGGAATGATGCAGTTCACATGATTGATTCACTTAACAAAACAATTAAATAAAATGGGATTAGATATATATCTTTATCGTTACGATAATTTCGAAAAAACAAGAGAACTCGAAAAAAAACAAAGTGAGTTCGATGATAGAACATGGGCAGAAGCCGGTGAGTACGATTCATTAACCGACGAACAAAAAGATGAAGTACGTTCAAAAATTAAAGAACATGCTAAAACTTTAGGTTTGGATGAATGGGGTTCAGATGAAACAACTTGTGAACAAATCGAAGAACCTCACCCAAGTTATCCTGACCACTACTTCAAAATCGGGTACTTCAGGAGTTCATACAACAATGGTGGTATCGAAAGAATTCTTCGTAACTTAGGGTTACCAACTATGAGTGATATCTTCAACCATGGAGATGAGGACTATTATTTCCAACCAAATTGGGAAGAGTCTTTAGTTCGTTGTGAGGATGCCATCCAACAGTTTACACAGAAAGGTGCGTATCGTGTTCACCACGTTAGTAACAACATGTTCAGTGAACCAAAGATACATTCCGAAAAAGAAGCTCTTGATGTTTTCTTGGAGGAGTTGGGTAAGTACAAACCAAATGGTGAAGGGTACAACTACTCAAACATCAATGGTGAGTTTTCATTCCATGAACCACAAAAAGTATTGGCGATGATTCCGGGTACATACAAAATATTCAACGAACAACCATGTGTATATGTTGTAACTGAGAGTGATAACACTTGGTACATAAATGCACTTGAGATTGTCCGTGACACAATCAAGTATGTTTTGTCAAAGGAAAACAAAGAACAATACTACCTTCACTGGTCAGGATAAAAAAAAATTTGGAATATTCTAGAATATCATTACCTTTGTAATGTAAACACAATAACAAACTATTATCATGAGTACCCAATTACATAGAGAACTGAAATTATCGAGCGAAAAATATGTTTCATACGATGAATATTTGGGTGCACACTATACATTTGGTACCGCAAATGCCAAAGAGTTGAAACAATACCTATTGGATAATCTCGAATCACAAGGTATTAATCCTGACGAATTTAATCGTGGGGGTGGTGATGATATTTCACAAAACCCACCTGTTGAGATTTATGAATACCAATTGTTTTTTCTATTGAGAAAAGAGAATGGTGATTTAATTCTTCTTGATGGTTTTAGACGTTTGTTGTGGTACAATTCTCCGAATCATAGAATTAATGTTAGAGTTTACGATGAGGGCGAATTAAGTAATCAACAAATAATGAAGTTGTTGATTTATTTGAACCACTTTAAATTTTATGGTAGTAGTGGAAAATATTTTGACCGTGGATTTGCACTTGGAATGCACACAATTTTTGGTTTGAACATACCAAAATACTATAACACTTTTGATGCATATCTCACGTTGAGTGATACTGAAAAAAAATATTGGAGTGAAAGTACTACCGACACAAAAGAGAATCTTAGTGTAAAGGAGAGAATGTTGAACCCAATGTTTATTTCCGACATGAAGTTCATTGAGTCTTTACTCGGTACTGATGTGATGATTACCCCAATTATGGGAGCATTAATCCATAACACCAGACTTCAACACCCTGACAAAGAATTTTCAAGTGAGTTCTTTTTGAATAAGGTGAATGAAAATGAAATCTTGAAAAAACTGCATGAGAAATTTCATAAAGTCGGTGATGGACACGGTGTAGATTCTCAGAAAATTGTCAATCAAATCGTACCTCTTTACAAAAACATTTTCAACGAAATGTTGGGTGGTGAAATTACATTAACATACGCCGAGAAAAAGGACGAAGTTAAAAAATTGGTTGAGCAATTGAAGAAGGATAAAGCTCATACCAAACTAACTGGTAGTAAGAGCGCGTACCTAATGGAATGGGTTATGGAAGATAGAATCAAAAATAACCAACCAATCAATTTTAAATGTGTTATTCCCCCAAAGGAACTTGACCCACATCGTTGGAATCGAAATGGTGAAAATAATGACCCATTGGAACACGGTTTATTGAAACACGAGGTGAAAGTCCTTGGTAAAACGAGAGGGAAATCATATGGTTCATCAGAATTAAAAATTGGTTTTACCGATGAAGAAGGTCGTGAATTTATATTCCGACACAACTACGGAGATTGGCACAGTTACGGTAAAAAATATACAACAATAGAAGGTGGTGGAATACCATGTATACGATATGATGTCGACCTTTTTGTTGATATCACCAAATCGGAAATTGAAGAAAAAGACAAAAACAGATATTAAAATATGGCAGAAGTATTAAACTTAGTCAACCCAAATGACACCTTATCTTTCAAGTATGAGATAAGTAGATTCCCCGATGGGCAACAATCGTTACGATTGATTGAAGAGGGGTATAACACCTTTCACTCACTCAAAGATAATCCATACGGAATAACAATCAAATCACGTTTAAATGATTTCCGTGATTTGGAAATTATCATATGTGCAACACAAGCACTTAAAGAAGTTGGTGTCCAAAGAATCAGATTATATATTCCATATTGTACCGGAGCAAGAAGTGACCGTAAATTTATGGAGGGTGGAATTAATTATGTGAAACACGTAATCGCACCAATCATCAATTCACAAGGTTATGAACAGGTGATAATTATGGACCCACATTCGGATGTTCTTGAAGCTTGCATCAACAACTTCGTTAAGGTTGATAACATTAGACTTGCGGAATTCACATTCAAAGATTATTTCTTATCAAAAGGATTTGAAACTTGGTCAAATAGTAACTTTCAAAATGTTCGTTTGGTGTCACCCGATGCTGGCGCATTGAAGAAAGTGTTCCATGTTGCTGATAAATTTGGTTATAAAAACGATATTGTTATTGCATCAAAACATAGAAATCTTGAAACTGGTAAAATTGATTTTACCAACGTACCTATGTCATTAAATGATGCGGATAAGGATGTGTTTATTTTCGACGACATTGGGGATGGTTTTGGTACATTTATAAACATCGCAAATGAAATTGAAGAAAAAAGAAAATTATCAAGTGATGTTCATCCATCACAACACGGAAAAAATTATTTGGTTGTCACACATTCAATACAAGAGATTGGTTTAAAAAGAGCATTAAATGTTTTTGATAAAATCTACACCACAAATTCTATTAACGATTGGGAAATAGAGAATGTTGTTGTTTTAAATGTCTTTTAAAAAGTTCTTCCATATTTATGATAAATATGCGACCATGAAAGAACTTAAAAAACCACAAATTAAATGGACAGAAGAAAAAAAACAATATCTAATTGAAAATTACCCATATGGTGATAAAAAAAAGATGTGTTTGGAATTAGGGTGTACATACAAATCTTTAAAAAGTATGGCAAGATTGTTAGGTGTAAAATCACTAACTGATAATAAACATTATAAATTAAAAACATTGATTGATGATAATGTTTATAACAATTACTGGTGGGGATACGTCTTGGCAGATGGCCATATAAATGAAAAAAATCAATTAAGTGTGGTTATTAAAGAATCTGATTCACATCATTTAAAAAAATTATCAGATTATTTAGGTGTAAATTTAAAATGTAGAAAAATTAAAACCGAATACTCTGAAGGTGTTTATTGTAACTTTACATGTCAAGATGTGACATATGGTAAAATATTAAAAGAAAATTTGGGGGTAACTAAAAATAAAACATATGAATGTTTCGATTTTACTTGGATTAACACCGAAAAAAAATTTTTAAGTGTTTTTGCAGGATTTTATGATGGTGATGGGTGTTTAACATTGTCTAAAAACAAGACACCGGTAACAATGAAAATTGAATGTCACTACAATTGGTTCATTTTTTTGGAGTTTTGTGGTTTGATGTTGAAAAAATATTATAACATAGAGTCAACGGTATATATCACAACAAAGGGTTCGTCGGCATTAAGGATATATGGTAAAAAAAACATAAATCTTTTATATGAAAAATGTAAAAAAAATAATTTACCTTTGTTGGAAAGAAAATGGAATTAAACAATTCACAGTTTGGTTAAACAATTAAACGTATTTTAATATGGAATCATTACATCCCGCGGCTCAGGTAACTGCCATTATAGTGATTGGGGTAATTGTATGTGTTTTTATATTATCGGCACTAACAACATTCTTCGATAAAAATTAAAAGAAATGAAGACAACTAACAAACATGTGTTTTTTTGGAATGGTATATATTCCCAATGGCACAAAGCACCAATGACAATCGATGGTGTTACATACAATTGTTGTGAACAGTATATGATGCATCAAAAAGCACTCCTTTTTGGTGATGTGGAAATTGCTCGACAAATTTTAAGAGTGAGCGACCCAAGAGAACAAAAAGAATTAGGTAGAAAAGTTAAAGGTTTCAATAAGGAGAAGTGGGATAAGGCTTGTGTTGGTATTGTTTACAAAGGTAACTACGCAAAGTTCTCACAAAACGAAGATTTGAAAACCGAACTTCTAAACACAGGTAACAGAATTCCTGTTGAGGCATCACCCGTTGATTACATTTGGGGTATTGGAATGCATGAGGACGATAACGGTGTGGAGAACCCAGCAAATTGGAAAGGTACTAACCTTTTAGGTTGGTCAATTATGTTGGTACGTAACGAATTATCAAATGAGTAATTTAATTTTCATATCATCACCATACTCAAATCCCGACCCTAAAGTTGTTGAAGAAAATTATATCAAGGTTGCAGAATTGGTTGCACATTTAACACTAAATGGAATGACACCAATCTCACCAATAGTTTACGGTCATAATATTTTAAAGTTCGTTAGTCTTAATAATGATTGGGAAACTTGGAAGGACTTCTGTTTGACCTTCCTAAAAAAATCCGATGAGTTATGGGTCTACAAGATGGACGGTTGGAATCATTCGAGGGGTGTTGCAGAAGAAATTGAATTTGCGGTAAAAAACAATTTACACATAAAATATATCGAATATGAATACTTCAAAAAAGTTTTATAGGGTTTCACATGTCAACACACAACAAGGATTGTGGTACAACATGAATGGCATCTTCACCGGGTTGATTCATAATGAATTCAATTTCTGTAAGAACAATAGTTTAGCAATGGATTTTGACGATACTATTGTGGGTTATCTATCGGCAACACCAACACTTGATGAACTGTTTAATTGGTTCACAAAAGAAGACATTACAAAGTTACAGGAACATGATTATTATATTCATGTTTACGAATCTGACGACTACAAGTTTTATGACAGATTCCAACACTTTGTAATCAACAAAGAATCATCCAAATTATTAGAAAAAATAGTATTATAATGAAAGAATATTTCTATAAAAATCCGGAATCCATTCCGTACCTTGAGAGGTTAGAACAAGAATGGAGACAATATGGTAAGATAATCATCGCTTGCGATTATGACGATACCATTTCACCATGGAAAATGACTAACACAGATTTCAAACGAGTTTTTGATGTTCTGAATGTGGCAAAACAAACAGGTGCATATGTTGTAATCTTCACGGCATGTAAGGAAGATAGATATCCTGAGATAACAAAATATTGTTTAGACAATGGTTTGGAGATTGACGGTATCAACACCACACCGATTGATTTACCATATGGTAACAACAAAAAGATTTACGCAAACATCTTCATTGATGATAGGGCAGGTCTGAACGAATCATTAAACATACTCGAATTGGCTATGTACCGTATTCGTGGTAGTAAACAATTAAACAATTTTGATTTTTAAAATTATGGCAATATTTAAACCACCACACAACATTGCACATAGGAATACAAGAATGAAATCTGTATTTTTAGCCGGTTCAATTGAAATGGGTAAAGCAGAAGATTGGCAAACAAATCTTTCAAATTTTTTCAACGACAATGGTTGGAATGTTTTTAACCCTCGTAGAGATGATTGGGATTCATCTTGGACTCAGGATTTTGAAAACCCACAGTTTTACCAACAAGTAAGTTGGGAACTCAACGCATTAAGTCAATCCGATTTAATCATAATGTATTTTGCACCGGGAACGCAGTCACCTATTTCATTATTGGAGATGGGTCTTTATGCAAATTCAGAAAAACTTCATGTGGTTTGTCCCGATGGTTTTTGGAGAAAAGGGAATGTGGAAATCGTATGTAATCATTACAACATTCCATTAACAAATACAATTGATGAATTATTAGAAAAATTAATACCATGAAAGAATTAATTGAAAATGCATTCGTTATAATAATAGGTCTTATTCTTTTCTTTGGAATATGGTTGGTGATTGGTATGTTGATAGCATCTTGGTTTTCAAAATATGAATGGTATGAAAAAATTAAGTACATTCACAAATTTGAAATACCAAAAAAATACCAAACCAAAGTCAGTCCAATTTACGAATTAACTGAAGACGATTGGAATAACGGGATGAGCATCAGGAAGTGGTCACTACGATATCACGAAAAAGAAGGACACCAAATACTATCACTATTTTTATTTTATCCGATTCAATTTTTAACGTATGGTTATCAAATTGATGATACGGTTTTTGTATGTAAGAAAAAAGATATTGATTCTATTGTGGGAACTTTAGAAGAAAACTATGAGAGAATTTGGGGTAAAGAGAATGCGGAATATCTTCGAGAAAAAGAAATAAAAGACAAACAAAAACAAAAGATAAAAGATTTGAATCATATATTTGATGAGAATTATGAGTAAGAAAAAATTTGATTGTCAGAGAGTGTTTGAGATGGAATCAAGGTGCAACGTACAGTGTGACCATTGTAAAGAATACTATAAAGGTAGAGACCCATTAACTTCGGATGATTTAGTTAGATTAAATATACTAAGATGGTTAAAGAAGAAGGATTTAATAACCGATGAAGTTGATGTTATTTGGTCTGAGTACGTTAAAGAGAATCCATAATTTTGTTTTCAGAAAAAAATTAATTATATTTTACACATGGGTGCGGACATTCACGTTTTCTTAGAAAAGAAAACCACAATCAACAACGAATCTAAGTGGGTCAACATAGACTACTGGCAATTAAATCCATACTATGACGGTGTGGATGAGTACGAAAAAGAATACGACCACGTACCGGTTTATAGTGGTCGTGATTACGAACTATTCAACCTACTCGCGGGAGTGAGAGGTTCGGGTAATGGTATGGTTGATGAACCTAGAGGTTTACCTGAAGATGTTTCGGAAGCAACAAAGAAAGAATCGGACAGATGGAGTTCCGATGGTCACACACATTCTCACTTTACTCTATTTGAATTAAAAGAGTATTTGGAAAAGAATCCAACAACTGTATATGGTGGAATGGTTACACCTGAAGATGCCGAAAAAATTGATAAGGGTGAAGGTACACCTAATTCATGGGCAGGATGGGTTAGTGATAGTTTAGGTTGGGTATATAGAGATTGGTTAGAACCATCACCACTTAATAGAATTGTTAATAAAATAAACGAGAGATTTAAGGATGAATTTTATATTTATGATGATAATAGACATCCTGAAAAAGAAAAATCAATAAGAATCGTTTTTTGGTTTGACAACTAATATGGGTAACTACACAACAGAAACTAAAGACTACTACGAATGTGAAAGATGTGGTGTAACAACTGCAACCGAAAATAGGTTATGTCCTTGTAACAGAAGAGTCTGCGATGCGGTAAAAAAGGGGACATTAAGGATAACTAAGACTATAACCCTTGATGGTGAAGGTGGTAATTCGAACCAGTTGTTTAATGATGACATCGGTCAAATGATTGCATCAATGAATTTATGATTTGTAAATTGTAAATTCATTTGTTTTTCTCAAAAAAAATTCTTATATTTTAAACATGAAACAATTCATTTTTGTTTGTTTGGTATCATTTGTTCTTGTATCGTGCAGTAATAACACACGTTACGATGAAATCAAACTTAAATACGTGATTGACTCTGTGGAGTATCACCCCATAGGTCATGACAATACGTTACAAACCTCACCTTATTGGAAACTCCACATTAATGATGGAAAAAATAAAATAGTGTCACGACAACCTTATGAAAAGGGTGACAGTATTGAAGTTATTGTAAGAAAGATTAAATAATAAATTATGGTTATAAATACTTTTTCACCTGAATGGAAATTATGGATTTGGTCTAACATCACCAACGGATATGATAGGGAATCCATCTTTAATGTACTATTAAATTATGGTTTTGATTACCAATTAATCAAACGAGAATTGGAAATTGAACCAACAAACACATTAATTTGGCAAAGACAATACACTCAAGAAACTTTGAATCAACAGTACGAAGTTGAGTTGCATCCACTAAACAAATCGGTGTGTGATAACCCAAGGTCATATAGAATTGAAAGTAACTTCGTTGAGATATACCATTTCCCTGAAATGTTAACTCTACAGGAGTGTGATGATTTGATTGAGATTACCGATAAGAAGTTAGGTAAGAAACAAAAAGATGCACAAACACCTTTAATCCATAAATTAGATAAAAAAAGTGAACTTTATAAAACTATCGACCAAAGATTATGTCAAAATGTTGGTATGTCTGAGGGACTTGGTGAAGATATTTACATTCAAAAATTCACACCTGAGTTTGAATATAACGACAAATACGATTTCACTTTACCAAATGCGGTTGATGAAATGTTCACGAAGCACGGTCACAGAGCGTGGAGTGTTCAAATCACTTTGAATAACATTACCGAAGGTGGTCATTTAAATTTCCCATCAATTGACCGTAGTGTCAAACCGGTTAAAGGTGATGGTGTAATTTGGAAAAACATATACAACGATTACAGTCCAAATCCTTACACAAAACACACATACAATAAAACAGTTGAAGGTGATAAATATGTTTTATTCAAATACTTTAGACAAAGTATCGACATGACAAATTCGGTTGTTAAAGAAGGAACACAAGAAATCGAAATTGAATTAAATGAAGTTAAGTAGTATTCTAATATTAATGTTGGTAATATTGGGTTCATGCCAGCAACCAAATGCAAGATATGTAATTGATGAGGAGAAACACCAACAAAAAATTATAACACCAAGCAAAACGGAATATGACCTTTATGAATGGGAACATAAAGGTCACACATATATCTTAATTGATAGACCTAATGGTTCAGGAATTGCACACGCAGGACATTGTAGATGTTACCAACAATAAGTTGACACCTGAACAGGAAGACACCTTATGGTGGGAACATTACCAAAAAACAATCTATTTGGAGGAAAACGATAGTGGCACATTACCAATTTAAAAAGGACATAACGGACGGGGAAAAAGGTGAGAATTTATTAATCGAATACCTAACCACGAATTATGGTGCAACTTTTATTGGTAAGTCCGAATCGGAAGAGTTCAAATTTTGGGATTTAAAGTTCAATAAAAATCAAACTGAGGTAACATACGAAGTGAAAACTGATGTGTATGTTGCTAAAGGTAGAATGTTACCAAACGGTCTTTACGCTAAAGGTTATGATACCGGTAACATATTCATTGAGTTCGAAACCAGAGGTAAAGATAGTGGAATCGGTGTGACTAAGGCGGATTGGTGGGCTAATATCTTCTATTACTTAGGTGAGATTTGGTTCATTAAAGTTAATGACCTGAAGAAGTTAATTTCAGAAAATGAATTTGAAATAAAAGCGGATGGTGTTGGGGATGAGGGTAGTAACACAAAGGGTTATGTCATTCCAAGAGAGAAATTTAGGAAACACTTCATCGTGAAGCGGTTTTAAATACCAATCTCATTGTGTTAATTGCACCGACACCGATACATAGGTAAACACCCCAAATTGGTAAGTCATGTAACTCGTGACACATCCAAAAGACGTTCATTAAAACCCAAGATAATAGTGTAATGTTCGCATCTCTATTATCTTTTTCCATATAGAGTATATAAAGTGTTAATAAAATGGTTGGTCCTATCATAAAAGTGGCCAACCATTTTAGTTTTAAACACCAAAATACGTCTTTAAACAACCACGAGGTAAAATGGATTGTTTGAATATTAGATAATACCTTCTTGAACAATTTTAGGGGATTCATTTCTATCAATCATGACCCACTCGGCTCTGATTAAACCCCAAGGTCTAAAACATTCAACAACCTGTTCTAATTCAAAACACTTACAACTGTAGATGTCGAATTGTAACATTGGGAATTTTAAGTTATCCCAAATGTGGATTGATGCGTGTGATGTCGCTAATGTTACTGTTCCGGTTAACCCCTCATTACCGGGGTCTGATACGTAAACACTTGTTGGTCCTGCCACAACCTTCATTCCTACCGTCTCAACCAAGTTTACAAACCAATTATTTAAAACTTCAACTTCTTTTGGTGGGTTCTCAACCCAGCATTTCATCAATAAATGTTGATGGAAAGGGACGAATTTTTCTGTATCCAATGTTATAATAATTTACATAACATATATATCGGAAAAAGATAAAAAAATATCATTTACCTGATATGAAATCAGATAAAATTTTGTTCATTACATTAGCAAATTTCATGTTAGGGATTTCCTCAGCGGTTACAAACTTTAGATATTGACCCTCATTAAGTGGAATCTCCTCAATAGGTTTATCAATTATACCGTGGAACATGTATTTTATATTTTCTGAAACATCACCATCTAAACAGATATACTTTTTCCAAAATCGAAAATCAACTAAGTTAAATTCAATTTCTTCCATTACTTCTCTTTTTAATGCAACTACAGGTAATTCACCCTTTTCTACGTGACCACCGATTAAATCCCAATGATTGGGGAAAGGTATTGATGGGTCATTATCTCTTAGGTACACAAGGAATTCACCCTTTGGATTTTGAAATATTATTTGAGATATCTTAAACATAATTTGGTACTTTAAAAATAAATACTTACATTTGAAACATGAAGAGTATTTTTATCATTATAGGATTGATATGTTTAGTGTTTTGTTGGTTATTTTCAACATCATTAACAGTAAACGGAAAACACGACTCAACTGCGTTCAAATTAAAAACATTTTTTTTCATTTGTGGCGTTGTAATTTCATATTGTATCGGTTACGTAATTTCAAAATAAACATATGGACACAATAAAAAATCATCCAAATTTCGAAAAAATGGTTCGGTCATTTGCATCTAACGATGATTTCCGAATTAGTATAACTCAACCAATTTGTTATGAAAATGGTTGGGTTGCATCAACAAATTCACATAAATTAATTTGGTTTCACGACCCTGAGTTTGTGAAGAAAGAAAATATTTTAGACTACAGTAAAGGTGAGGGTGCCAATGCACAAGGTATTCTTGAGAAGTACCAAAACATTTACCAAGGTGACCGACAACCAATTGGTAGAATTGATTTGGAAAAGGTTAGAGAAGTGTTTTCAGAAATTCAAAAAGAACCTGAGTACGAGAAAAAATATAGAGACTGTGATGAGTGTGAGGGATTCGGTACTGTTGAATGTAACTGTTGTGGTCATGAAACTTCATGTGACGAATGTGACGGTGAAGGTACGGTAGAATGTGGTCAAGAGGAGACCGGTTATTATAAATTCCCTCAAGGACATTACATTAAAATTGGTGATAATCATTTCTCATTGAATGAATTTAGTGAGGTTCTTGAATATTTCGATTTGGTTGGTGTAAAAGAACTTGACGTTTATGTCGATAACGATTCCCTTAAATCGTTTTTCGGTGTACCAAATGACACAGTTTACTTGTTATTTATGGGTTGTATAGTTAACAACCAAGATGACGTTGAAAAATTTTATAACATCCCTTATTTATTATCATGAGAAACACAATTAACGTATTTTTAGAGGAAGCTCCGTTGTGGCAAGTTTTTGTTGCATTGTTCTTAATCATGACGGTAATCACATTCCCACTCTTTTTTATGTTTACGGAACTAACAGAGTCGGAGTTTAATTTGGGATTACAAGTTAAATTATCGGTGTCTATAGGTGTACTATTTGGTGCAATCGGAACATCATTAACATACCTAAGTAGGAAAAGTGGTCAGTTTTGGGATTTCGCTGAAAGGTTAGAATGTAAGGTTGAAGATGCCGATTGTAAGGAGTCTTTGGATTTACTTTATAACACAGACTTCCAAGTGTTAAAAAACATGTCATTCGGACACCCACACTACGAAGAGTTAAGAAAAATACACACCATAATCAAGACCAAGTACAAGTATGTCAAATGAGCAACGAGGAAATTCACGAGTACTATGGATGGTTAGCTCACAGGTTAGGTTTTTTCGAGGAATGGAGAGAATCGGTGGGTGAAAAAATAAAAACCCTACAAGTCATTGGACACCAAATCTCAAATTATCGTGCAGATTATGCGAGACAGGTGTTTGATGAAATTTTAGTTGTTAAACAAGAAAATGGTGAAATATCCGATTTTAATTTAATCGGAATAGTAGAATAATATAATGCAAACAATATTTTTAATAATTTGTGTCTTTTTAATACCATATTTGGTTGGTAAAACTTTTAGTTATGTCTTCAAACTTGAAGGGTATAACGATTACCCTAATTCTTGGTACTTAGGTCTAATTGGTATCGCATTAATGGGGATACTTTATCTAATTGGCACGTTGTTTTTCATTTTCCTTTTATAGTATGAATTTTAAAGAAAAACTAAAAGTAACAACAGATAAGGTATATATCTCCTCACAGTATAAAAAACACAATGATAACTATTATTGTAACAAATGGTGGTGTTACAAGGGTAAACTTATTACGGTTGCGTTATCAGATTTAAAACCAAACGTTAAAGATGTACCATTTAAACCACACCACCGAGTTATCGAATATGAGATACTTGAAAAGGGATTCAATTACAATATGGGATATATCACAGTTAATGGTGATAACCGTATAATAGATGGTCACCACAGATATTTCATACTAAAGAAACACTTTGATGATACCACACACATTACCGTGCTGAAATTATCGGAGATTAAAAGTATTTTCCCGAGGTTTATTATTAAAATGTCCGTAATTTATCTTTTTGTTAAAATCTATTCTCTTCTAACAGGTAAGAAAAAAACTGTTAGAGAAATAGAATTGGATATTCCAGAAAATTTATAGGTTGTTGAAAATATTTTTTTGGATTTTAAAAAAATATTTTGTATTATTGAATAACGAAATTAATCGTTATGCCAAATACACAAAAATTCGATACCAACATCGATGTAACAGAACATTTTTCCTCACATTATAAATGGGGTTTAGTCTCATTAGGATTCTGTGATAGAATCATGATGGTTATGGTTCTTCCCGGTTGTACAAAAACGGAATACAAAGGTATTGAAGATTATCTGTTGGTAAACTACTTCTTTAAAGATGGTCACAATAGTGTTTACTGTAGATTTAAATCGAGAGACGGGAATTACATTACACCTGAAGAGTTCGACAAAGAGAACTACGGCATCAGAGAAGAAATGACAAAAAGATTAATCGGTAAAAACAAATTATATGTCTAGAATTGATGATTTAAAAAGACAGAACCCACAACTCAATGTTAATCTAATTGATTTGATTGCGGAAGCCGACCCTAGTGGGACTTACAAGTACTTGGGTTTTCTAATTAAGATGTTGAAAGAAAATTCTTCTAACAACAACATGAATATTCTTCGTCATCTTTTTGGTGAAGAAAACATATTGGCACTTAGTAAGTTTGAAGAACATTCAATCGCAAACCGAATTAAAGTTAAAGATATTGGTTTATACAACTCATTTAAACAAATTAAAGATGAGGTTGCTGAAGCTGATGAAATTGTCAGGACAAAAGAAATGGAAAAACAAGCCAAAGTTATCTATAAAGATGATGAATGGTTGGTTCTTATTCCTCTTTCATATGAGGCATCTCATCTGTATGGTAGAAACACAAAATGGTGTACAACCCAAGAAAAATATTGGACACAATATAAATCTGAATATAAATTAATATACATCATCAACAAAAAAAATGATAATGTGAAATATGCAATTTCAAGCAAAACATCACACGATTTAGTTCAGGGATGGAGACCAGACGATTCTGAAATAAATCCTTTTATGATACCAATACCATCACAAATTTTAAGTGTTGTTATAATGGAGATTAGGGATAAAGAATCCATTGATGAAATGGATGAGTACATAAAAATTAATGGTAGGTCCACACAACTTTATCAAAGTGAATTATCGGATTTAAGAACCTATCAAACACCTCCTTATTTTAGTGGGTCAACTTATCATAATGATTTAGTTGAATACGCTTTTGATGCGGATAGTTTTATGGGTGACTTTATTCAAAATAGAGAAATGGATATCAGTGATATTCTTGACACCAATAGGATAGCTCAAATCATCAATAAACTTAAAATAAGGCAATAATAAATGAAAACGAAATTACTCATAGTTAGTTTATCACTATGTTTTTTCATGGTGGGTTTTCTAACATCAAGGTCAATTTACGGCAATACCGAAATACCATACTTTAAACTTTTATTGTATATAATGTTCGGTTTCTATTTTTTATACCAATACAGAACTGAAATTAAAAAACCATGAAATATAAATTAAACTGTTATGGATGGGAAGGTGAGTTTCTCGCCAAGACTTTAACAAACGAACAAGTTGAAAAAGTAAAACAATTTAAAGAAGAAAGAGGGGTTGATGAACTTTGGGAAATACGTTTCGACTTAGAAGAACTTGGTATCGACATTTGGAATGGGGATTTATTTCATATATCCAAACCTTTGGACAACGGTACTTTAATATTTGAAGTGGAGGATGAAAACGGTGAAATTGTTTTGAAGTTTGGGTACGAAGATATCACTGACATTCATGACATGATTGAAGACTTCGATGAATATGTGTCACATGAAGCATATCCTGAAGAAAATAAAAACGTCTACATCAGTATAGACGAATCTAAAGGTGGTTTGTTTTATTGTGAATTTGAATCTGACGAACCCCCAAAACCAATGGACTTTGCATGTGCACCGGGTTCGGTTGACACTCCTGATGGTGAGTGGGACATTATTGATTCGATTTATTTCAGAGGTCAAAAATTAGAAGTCACTGACTATCTTGACAATCGAGGAAAATCTTCGAGTGTGGAGATTTATGAGGTGGAATAATAATTTGTTTTTTTCTATATTTGATTATTATGGAAGAAGATTCACAAGGAAAAACACCGGAACAAATTAAGTTCAATGAAAAGGTTGCATTTTGGTCATTAATAGCTATCTTTTTAATTTATGTGGTTTACACAATTATTAACCTATTTTCAAATTTAAAAGTGTGAGTTTAATTCAAACAGTAAAAGAAGCATCAAGTAAAACATTTTACGAGATGGAAAAGTATAGTCAATTGGTTATTGACTTGATTGAAGAAATCGAAGACACCGATTTAGATAATGCAGAAAACAGAGGTGCATTAGTTTATGAAATCGAGAATGTGTTGGAGATTATTGACCCTAAAAGAATTGATGACATTAAAGTATTGTCCGATTTAAAATTGGCATTAAGGAGAAACTAATGAAAAAGGTTATTAACTTTTTATTGAATCTGCAGTTCATATTCAGACCAAGTTATTGGGTGATGAACTATAGATACTCGAAAGAATGGGACGAACTTCTTAATCTTCTAATGGAGAAAGAGAAACCTGTTTTCGAAAGAATAAACGGTTTGGATGGTAAGATATATAACGTATCTTTTCTTGACATCATGGTATGGGTAGGTAATTACCCATACGCATATGCAACACCGTCACCAACCGACACAAAGTATAGAGGGGAAAAAAGATTCAGACCATCAAGGTTAACAATTCTAAAGTTTCATAATTTTATTGAACCATTGAAAAGAGAATTGGAATATGAACATTCTCCCGATAAAGAATTTGTGAAGTTATTTGAGGATTATAGTAAGAGACAAAGTAACTAAAAACTCGAATAGGAATATTTTTCAGAAATTTTGGATATCCCAAAAATACCCTTATATTTGTGTCAGAAAGGAGAAATATTATGAACAAATCACAATGGTGTATAAATCAACACCACAACACAAATCATTACTACGACACGTACCTTCCGTATGAATTTCATTTACGAATGGTTCACCAAGTGGCGATGGATTTCAAACATCTTTTAGATGACACAAAAGACTACTTTACCGGTGAACGATACCGAGGACCCAATCAAGACCAAGTTACACTACAAGATGCTTGTTTAAATGCAACATGGGGTCACGACCTTATTGAAGATTGTCGTGTTTCATACAATGATGTTAAGAGTCATTTAGGTCAAGAAGCTGCCGATATTATCTATGCAGTTACCAATGAGAAAGGTAAAACAAGGTCTGAACGTGCTAATGACAAATACTATGAGGGAATTAGAAATACTCCCGGTGCTGTATTTGTTAAGTTATGTGACCGAATTGCCAACGTACAATATTCAAAGATGACCAAGAGTCGTATGTTTGAAATGTACAAAAAAGAAAACGAACATTTTATCAAATCTTTGGGTGGACATCCACAACACGAACTCCATTCAATGTTTGATTACCTTATCAACCTCTTCAACGATTAATCATGTCAGAATTAAAAGAAGAACACATGGTTTACATGTCGGATGACATGTACCTACCAATCCACTATAAAGGAATGAAAGTTGAACAACCTTTCTATTCGGGTGACGGTAATCATTCCGTTGCCGAACTTGAGAAGATTTGTCGACAGTTCCAAGAGTATACCCACCAACAACAAGTTATAAAACAAAATTGCATGAAGCATATTGTTGAATTGAAATTTGGTGTTGAATTTCCAAACGAATAAATTTTTAAAAATATGATGAGAGGAATATTTGGTTTCCAAATTTTAGTTGTTGTCTTGATTATTGTGGGAATTTTCTTTTCGGTATCAAGATACAACAACAAACAAACTATAAAAACTAAAGTCACAGACAAAGAAAGAATCACTCAGGGTGGTGGGGACGGTCGAGTGGAATCATATTACTTGATATTCACCGAAGCCGGCACATTTAAACTTGAGGATGATTTAATCTATGGTAATTTTAACTCTAGTGATTGGTATGGTAGAATCAAAAGAGATTCAACATACACATTTGATGTGATTGGTTATCGCATCGGGTACATGAGTGAGTATCCAAACATTGTGAATTTTAAGGAGAATTAATATGGATATTGAAGTAACTAAAGATTGTCTATGTGAACACTATGTTCACGAAATAATGAACTACCCAAGACCCGGGTTAGTTGAGAAGAAATTCACAGTTGGTGAAAAATTTGAAGATGTAAAAGAGTGGAGTAACTTTTATGGTTCATACTACCGAGTTAAGGTAGGTGATAAATACCATGACATTTCTACATTGAATGCAAAAATTATTAAACGATAATGAAAACAAGAATAGAGGAACATTTTGATGTTAGTTCCATAATTGGAATTGAGATTACCGATAAGAGAGAAACAAGTTATCGTTGGTTACCAAAGAAACAAAAAACATTCTTCTTTGGAATGTGGAAAAGGGATGCGTGGCATTCTGAGGGTTTTTATGACTACGGTTCTTACTATGAAGGTTACATGGGTGATAGTTGGGATGCAACCCCATACACTAAAGAAGACCTCATAATGAATGGATACATTGTTGATGAAAACAACGTGGTATGGAGAAAACCATACGCAACGGTTTACCTTAGAAATAAGTATGAAGTTACAACATACTTCAACACATTCGAAGATGGTATTGAGTGGTGTGAAAATCTGAAATTAAAGAGTGGTAAAAAATTTGAAATCGTGAGACATGAGAAATAGTATTGACAAACAAGAAATGGCAGATATGATGAACAGTATTGTTCATTATGAGGGTATACCAAATTACTTTTCACAAATGGGTATGGGTGAAACTGTTGAAGGATTAGAGATTTATTGGAATACCAAAATTGTAAAAAGGGATAAATCAACTTGGATGACCCAATCCGAATACGAACAATGGAAAGATATTAATCTACATTTAGTTTCACAAACATGGGGTAACACTTCATGTGGTTGGGAAGGTATTGGTGGTTCGGCGATGAGTAGTGACTACACACTTATACTTGAGAACAAATGGTACAACTTAGTATTCATTTACTACCGTGGTAAACTTGCATACATCTGTGAGAACGATGAGAAATACCAATCAATAAAACAAAAGAACTATCTAGGTTTACCGGGTTATAATAGTTGTTTAGATAAATTAACAGTCATCTATAGAAACAAGATACGATAATGAAATATCTAGGACAAAACGAATTAGGACAAGAAGTATTCCATAACCAACCAAAAGAAGTTGATTGGGCTGGTGTTGATTATGATGGTGAGTTGAAGTTTGGTAGAGCAATCAATCCAAGATACACATGGGCATCAGAAGTTTGGAGAGGATACGAACCAATTGGTGAAACGGTTGAGAATAGTGGATATAAACCATTAACACAAATAAAGAGAGAACAATGAAAAAGTTAGTTTGGAAATTAATTAATATCCTTGATAATAATCACGGGTATTCAACACCACTACAAAAGAGATTTGATGTTGGTGATATTGTTAAGATGTCAATACATAAGAAACCCGATACCATTTTTAGAATAAACGAGGAAGTCAAGATATTAGAAACGGGAAGACATGACTACCTTGTTGAAAACATAAGAGGTTTAAAGGCGGTTGTTTATCAATTTGAATTATCATGAAAATAAAACTATTATTAATTGCAACATTGTTATTGTCCGCATGTGGTCCTTCTTACACACCTGAAGAAGAGGTAAGACTGAAAAGAGAAATCACCCGTTTAAGTGGTGAGAGAAGTGGGTTGGTTCAAGATGTAAGAACACTCCAAGGTCAACACGATATCTTAAAGAATGAGGTTTCTGTTTACCAAACTGAAAAAAAGATTTACGATTCGGGAAAAACGCCGGTCTATATTTTAACTCTCCATTTCCAAGAACATAAGATGGAACTATCCTTTGATAGAATCAGTTTCAGTTTCGATGTTCCGGTTGATGAGCAGTTCTACAAGGAAAGTAAAATCGGTTCAGAATTGGGTCATGGTTCTCGTTCATTTAAATTATTCCATAGTGGTGATATTACAATTGAGGATAAGAGAATAGAATATCGTTAATGGGTGGATTCAAATTCTTACGTGGTTACGAAGGGGTAAGATTTGTTCCGGTATTAGAACCGGGTGTGAGGTGGATTGATAGACCTGAACTTGAAATAAGTTATTTTGATGGAGGTGTGATTCACACAAGAAGATATCATAGTCAAATTTATAATTTACGAGATTCTTCATTAAGGTCTTTTATTGACAATAACCCCGATGCGTATATAGCAATATTCCAAGCGATGCACGTACCCACAGGTACTTTAATATCGGTTAGAGAGGGAAACGTAGAGCAACTAGATTTTAGACAACCAGACATGAATTATAGAATGGTGGTCATTAACGATTTAACCATACCTGAAAGAGAAATTGATAGAATATTTTAAAAAAAATTTGGAATATACTAGAATTCGTTTTACATTTGTCTTCACAAACAAACAAACAATAATGGTTTAAAACTATGGAAAAGTACAAAGTAACACTTTTAAATTCAAAGGATGAAGAAGTGTTAGTCACATTAGTTTACGCTACAGATTACGCAGATGCCGACAGAAAGGCCAAAGCGTTGGTTGAAAGTTCAAGAGATAAGAGTGTTGTATCTTATAGAATATTATAACCAATGATTAAGTGTACAGACAAAGGTAAGTGGACTTGTATTGGTAGAAACGGTGTACCAAAGAAATCATTTAATGATGATAAGTCAGCAATAAGTGCTGCGAAAATTATAAATGAAAACACACCCGACTCACCAACTAAACTGGTGGCTTATAAGTGCACCCATTGTCAGAAATATCATTTATTATCAGTTAGAAGAAAAAAACAATGAAACTATTTGGAAAACTTTTAATTCTATTACTCATAGTTTTGAGTAGTTGCGAAGAAGGTAATGTGAAATATTCTTGTGTTGAAGGAAACATTAGGATATTAAATAAAGAAAAGTATCCTTGTGCTAGAGGCGGTGGTGATTGCGTTTTCAAATTTTATCTTTACGATGGGAAAAACGCATATTGGTGCAACACCGATAAAACTACGTGGGATAACTACAATGTGAACGATACTTTACCAACAATAGTAATTACAAAAACAGTTGTAGTTTCGGAGGGACATCAATAACATGACACACTATCCAATATTAATCATCAGGAAAGATGACAACGAAGAGTTTATTCATTTGGGTGAAGGTATGTACAGAACGAAGTGGGGACTAATGAATAACAGTATTCAAGAGACTCCACTTTCTGCATTTGATGCGAATCATTTCACATTCTATTATAAATGAAAAAAATTCTTATCATAGGGTTATCGTTATTACTAATGTCTTGTTCTGTTAAGAAAAGACAGATGCCCTATCGATATCAATATAAAAACATTCCACATTTTAAAGTATGATTGCATATAAATTAATCAGGAAGTTGAAGGATGGTTCGTTATCACCATTGTTCATCAACAAGAAGAGTAGAATACCCGTTGGTGTTTGGATGGATGCTGAATATCACCCAACAAAAGGATATGCCGGTAGAAAAGGTTGGCATTGTACATTGAAACCCAACGCACCACACCTATCAGAAAAGAACCGAGTATGGGTTGAGGTTGAGGTGGAAAACTATGAATACTACAATAGACCCGAATCACAAGGTGGTACTTGGGTGTTAGCACAAAGAATGAAAGTCATTCGAGAATTAAACTCGTAGAAAATAAAATATTTTCATTATTTTTTTGGATATTCCGAAAAAATCAATTACCTTTGAAGTCAAATAAAAAAGAAAAGTTATGATGAAATTTGTAATCATTGTCCTACTAATTGTGGGAGTAATTTCGGCACTAGTTTACATTGGTCAATTGATATTTGGCCAAAAGAAAACCCCTAACACCACACTATCGGGATTAAAGACCGAGGTTGAGGAAACCGTTTCTAAAGTGAAAGAAACAAAGGAAAAAGTAAAAGACATCAATCAAGAGGTTGATGAAATAAACGAAACACTTAAAAACTCTTAATTAATCAAAACAAAACAAAAAAACAAAAATGGAAAATCAAGTAAAAAACATCATTAAGATTGTCGTAGTTGCGGTTTTAGCAATCACTACACTGTTCGTAGCCCCAAAATTATTCGAGGACGTGGATGCCGGTGAAGTTGTAATCATCCAAGACCCGTTTGATGGTGAACTACACGTTAACACAGAACCTGGTTTTGTTTGGCAAGGTGGTGGACGAGCGACTCACTATCGTAAATCAAATCAGTTTTGGTTCTCAGCACCTACTGAAGAAGGTCAACCAAACTTATCAATCCCTGTAAAATGGAATGACGGTGGTCACGCATCTATCTCGGGTTCTGTTCGTTATGACCTACCTACCGACCAAGTGAGTTTAATTAAGATTCACTCAATCTTCGGTTCACAAGAAGCATTGGAAACTCAATTAATTAAAACAAACATTGAGAAGGCAATCTACATGACAGGTCCACTTATGACATCTAAAGAATCATACGCAGAAAAACGTAACGATTTGATTTTCTACATCGAAGACCAAGCATCTCGTGGTGTGTATAAAACAAAACAGATTGAGGTGAAAGAAGTTGATGCACTTACTAACGAAGAAAAGTTGGTGACTAAAGTTGAGATTGTTGAGAAGACACCGGGTCAACCTATTCGTCAGGAAGAATCACCAATTAAATCTTATGGTGTTCGTTTATATAACATCTCAATCAACGGCATCACCTATGATAAAGCAGTTGAGAAACAAATCCAAACTCAACAACAAGCAATCATGAACGTACAGACCGCTATCGCAAACGCTAAGAAAGCAGAACAAGACGCTATCACCATTGCTAAACAAGGTGAGGCTGAAGCAGCAAAAGCTAAGTGGGAACAAGAGGTTATCAAGGCTAAGATGGTGACTGAAGCTGAAGCGAAACGTAAAGTTGCTGAAGAAGATGTTAAAACCGCTGAATTAAACAAACGTCGTGACATCCTTGAAGGTGAGGGTATTGCAGCTAAGAAAAGATTGGTGATGCAGGCGGACGGTGCATTGGAACAAAAACTTGCGGCTTGGAAATTTGCCGAAGAAAAGAAATGGGATGCATTCTCTAAATTCTCAGGTAATATGGTTCCTCTTTATCAATCAGGTAATGGTAGTGGTAACAACAACGCCATGAATTGGATGGAGATTATGGGAATGAAAGCAGCTAAGGATTTAAACTTAGACCTTAAAGCGAAGTAATAAATATGGGTGTTGTTACCCTTGGTTACGACCAAAAATAAAAACAAAAGTTGGGGAGACTATTCTCCCCAATATTTCCCCGATTGTCGGTCAGTCCTAAACACGGTGTTCGAGTCACCATAAAAACGGTAGTGTTGCGGATGGTAGGTTCGAGTCCTATGTCGGGGGCAAACCTCAGAAGTAATTAATCTGAGACTGAGTGATTCGAAGCACTCGATTGGTTATGGTGTATTGGGCACAGTAGAACGGAGTACCGACAGTTCACATGAGGACGGGGAAAGGGGATACGGGATTGGGTTCGACTCCCTTTAATCAACTAAAGACCCCACAATTGACGGACGTACTCATCTGTCATGGTGTGTGAACCCGGCATGAAGGCTCCGGGGCTATGGGGGAGGCTACACAAAAAGTGAAACTCACATAATCTCTAATAAACGGGGTTAACTGATTTGGGGAAGTTCAATCAGGTGTGTTGGAATCGAAACCATGAGTTCCTCATTATGGGTTGAGAGGGTTAGGGACTTTAATTAGTCGTGTTGTAATCCACAAGTCGTAAAGATACTGAACAACTTTACGGTACACACTCTTCTTCCGAGTGAGACTCCCACGTAACTTTGGGGGTAGGGTGAAGATGTTCTGAGGGTATCCCTGAAAGATGGGAGAGAGTAGAGACCTATCGTGGATGGTTACTAAGTCTTAACGAATCTTGAGACTATCGGTAGGGATATTATGTCGCCAAATATAACTTTCAAAAGGTTCTCCCAAAATGGCGTGGGGATGGTTCAGGACCTTTTTTTACATTAACCTTAATATGAAAAAACAATTTATAAAAGACTTACCAATTTACCTAAATGGGTTTGCAGTTGGATTTATATTTTGGAGTCTCCCGAAGTACGATATAATAAGTATATTAATGTACATTCTATCAATGGTGACTTTCTTTTGGTACGGAAAAACTTTAACCAAAAAAGAAGAAGGGAGATTCATACCAAGAAAGTACAGAATATTCAATGTTGATGTTTTCAACGAATGGTTTAATGATAAAGAGAACGGTGCGGTTTATGCTAACTCCGGCATTTTCCTAAGATTGGATAAACTTTCAATCTCACACATCGAAGATTATTTAGTTAAATGTCACGGGTTGGAATTATCCAATTGGGATATTGATGAGGATGTGAGAAATTTCTACGAGGAAATTAGAAAAGACTGGTTAAACAAACTTAATCAAAACGAAACAAAATAATGGAACAGAAATTTTTAATAACAGATGACCCACATACTGTACAGGGTTATTTAGATAAGGGTTGGAGGGTAGTGTCTGTAACTGCACAGGTGGTATCAACAGGGAAAGATTATTCTTCTGAGAAAGGTAAATTTGCAATTGTTTTAGAAAGAGCACTATGACACCAAAGATAAAAAGAAAGTGGATTAAAGAGGAGAAACGAATCGTTTATCTCTTATATAGAAAAGGACTCTTAAAAGATTTTAAGGTGTCCGATTTGTATTGGGCCGAATATCATTGGTATCGTAAAAAATGTTATAAAACTAAGAAAAACAAATACGACGGTAAAAGATATAGATTCCCCATATACATGCCGGAGATTCATTATTGCACCACAGATTATTGGGGTGAGAGTGATGAACATAGCATCGTTTCACACGTACTTGATATGTTGCATTGGCAACATGTTGACATGGATAATTGGGATGACACATCAGGTGAGTGGCCTAAGTCAACATTCAAGAAAATGAATAGAAGTCAATTCATTCATTACCTGAAAAAACTACCGACAGTAGTTCCCGACAATAAAGTAAACAAACTATTAAAAAAATGTTCATATGATGAATAATATAGATAAGAAAAAATACGTCACATATGACCAAGCCGTAAAACTCAAAGAAAAAGAATTCAATGAGGAGTGTAAGTATTTTTACGACATGGAATTTAAAGAACTAACATTCCACATTGGTGATGTTGGGGATATATATAGGAATTCAGAAATTGTGAATGGTTATGGTAAATTAAATTACCCAATGATATCTGCACCTAGACTAACAGATGTGGTTGATTGGTTATTAAAACATCACGATATATGGGTTTACACTTACCCGGTTAAACCATTCAATCCTTTTGAGGGTGATGAACATTATCCAAATATTGTGTGGGTTAGTAAGGTTTTGTCACTTAAACAAGTTAACTTTGAAAAGTTTATCGATGCGGACAACGGTCTTGCGGTGAATCATCATCACACACCCGAAGATGCAATCTCTGCGGCGTTAGACTTTTTATTGAAAGATAACACAAAGTAGAATTAAACGGTGAATGAATAACATTTTCAAATTCGGTCGAGGTTATTTAGATGGTCTCAAATATAGAATCACTGAAGAACATGGTGTAACTTATGTTGTTCACATTGATTTTGCTGAATTGTCTGAATGTTTAGACAGAAATGGTGTGAACAGTGTTGATACTCTATTCAATTATTGGAATAGTATGAATCGAAACCATTACGAGGTTATCGATTACACAAGACCCACCGAACAGATTAGGGTTGGTGTGGTTACCAACACTAGAGATTCATTTAGACGTTGGTTAGAGAGTAACAACATGGCATCTGTTATAAGAACGGTTCGTCAATCAGGACAGAATGTTCGTTTGGGAAATACTTTTTATAGGAACATAACAACTTCAACCGATTTTAGGGGATATACTTTTGATTATTTTATTGATACCGATAGTGCACATCTGAATCGTGAATTTAATGAGATTAATGAACAAAAAAGATACCGTTTAATCCAATAATAGTTATGGCATACAAAATATACACCGAACAAAACCTAGCCGACACATCAAGAGACCCCGATGATGTTGTCATTGAAGAATTGGGTTACAAAAATAACTTAGATGATGCATTATTGTTAGGTAACAACTTCATAAAAGACAATTTCTTTCACAAGGACACCACAATTAGACAAAGAACTGATGACACATACACCGCAACAGATTTTTGTAGTTACGGTAAAACCTTGATAATCAAGGAGATTGTAATTGATTAGAAAAAAATCAAAAAAAAATTTGGAATATTCTAGAACATCACTACCTTTGTGATGTAAAATTAAATTTTAAAAATCATGGCAAACAAAAACATTACCAACGGAATGAAAGCATTAGAGCTTTTGAAATCCAACAAGACAGTAGCAGAACGTGCTGAGAATTATGCAACCGCAGTGAAGCGTAACATTCAACGTGATGTTATCGACACCCTAACCGCCAAAAAAGAGGCTATCGAAGATGAGTTGTTTGAGTTGACAAACTTCAATCTTGAGACCGATGTGAACAAAGGTTTTCAAGCGATGACCAAAGACTCTGTTGAGACTCGTTTCAAGAAAATCATCGACCTTGAGTACAAGTTGAAATTGGTTACTCTTGAGTTGACAGCAAAACAAGAATCATTCAACAAATACTTCGGAGATGGCGAATAAACGGATATACATAAGTTGTCCGATAGCTGTTGACGAAGAAGTATTGGACGAGTTCGCCGATTTGGTGGACAGTATAGATGGTTTAACTTCATATCATTGGGAACGTGGAACAAGATATGACCAAAAGATGTTTGATACATCTGATGCGTATCTTTTCATCTTACCTTACAACAAGTTCAAAGCGGGAAATTCTGAATTACCAATTGGACTAAAAAGGGAATTAGATGCGGCACATAAAACCGGTAAGAAAATCTTTGTTGGGTACATAACCAAGAGTGGTGAGTTCGCAATCTATTTAGCATCATCAAATGGTTATTACATCGAAGGTATTCCCGGTACAACCCACGAGATTTCATCTATGGTTGATAATGTGGTCACAACTAAATACGACCCAACAACCTTTGAGGAAACAACATACCTTAATGGGGAAAAGGTTAAGACCGATACCAATTACACATTCGATGAGAGAGCACTTCTAATGTTACTGTAATGAAGAAGCTAATCCTTACCGATGATGATTTTTATTCCTTATACAATGGGAGTTATGATGGTAGGGCTATCAGGGGTGGAACTAAAAGACTATTCGATGCGGAGTTGGTTATTAAACTAAACCGAGACGGTAGTTACGAGGTTATCAAAGATAGGTTCGGTTTATCCAAAGAACAAATTGAATTGGAGATAAATCAACCCGATGAACGCCTACTCCTAATGTTAGGATAAAAAATAACAGTTTACTTGGGCAACGTTCTGTTAATTAAATAATCGGAGCCCGCCATGGTCAGGTGGTGAATGGTAACACAACTCGCGGTGTACACAAAGGGGTGAAAATGCAGGTTCGAATCCTGTCTTGACCACAATAAAAAAATAAACCGTGGAAACAAAATTAGAGAATCCATTTTGGATTAACGGTGATTTCAAATGGTATCGTGATGAGAAAACTCAGAAGTTTCTTTCATCGGAAAACGATTTTAATTTACCGGCATTGAGTGGACTACATTGTTGTATTGTCATCAATGAAAAAGAGGGTGTGAAGGATTATGTTTTGTTGGATGAAAAACAAAACATTATTTGTGCGTATGATTACCCAAGTCAATTCCACGAATACGAAACAAAAATTAAGATGTTAAAGATTATCAAACATTATGATGACAGTGAAAAAAGAAATGACATTCAATGATTTCTGTTATAAAATCATGGATGGTATGTATGAACCAAGATTACCATTGGAAAGTCAATGTACGGGTTACAAACTCTTGAGACAAATGGTGATTAAGGATATCACACCGGCAACAAAAGAAGAGTTTGATAGATGGAAGAATAACCCAACAACCGAGGAACTACTGTCAGCACCTGATATCAAGTACTTAACATTTTTACACGAACTATCAAGACCAATTGTTAGAGAACATTGGGATAAAATAAAACAGTTGAAGATTGATTAATGCGGGAGTTTAAATTCTTACGTGGATATACCGGTAGACTTGAACAAGGTATTGTGTGGGTACCATATATTATACGTGAGACGGAACCGGTTGTGATTGAAACAAACATGGATTTAAGAAGACCCATAAGTGCAAGGTATTATGGAGCAATCGACCCGGCAACAAATCACTTTCAAACATTTAGAGTAACAGAACGAGATGGAAGAGAATTATAGAATCATAGTTGATGCTACAATAAAGGACGGTAGGATTTACCTAAACCTACAACAACCAACCGAGGGTTACACTTCAATATTAACTATTGAGGAAATGAGACCATTACTTGCTGGTGCATTGGCAATGACAATAAGAGCATCACATGACGAAGGTAAGGCAATGAAAGAAACTATGGATTATTTGACAGAAGAATTTGTTAATACAGATTCTTTTTCCGACCTTCGAAAAAGAAAATTTGGTGAATAGTATGAAAGCAATCATCGCAGTAAACAATCTTGGATTCATTGGAATCGGTAACAGAATGTTATGGAAGTCGCCTGAAGACTTCAAACACTTCAAGGAGAAAACCATGGGTGGAAGACTATTGGTTGGTTACAACACATCATTGGAACTACCACCATTAAAAGGTCGTGAGGTTGTTATTGATACCCGAGGTTATTGGAATCCCGGTGTTGAAGTAATTGATTGGTGTATCGGTGGAAAGAAAACCTATGAGAAGTATTGTCATATGTTTACCGAACTTCATATCTCACACATTGATGATAATTCAATTGGTGACGTAACATTCCCTGATTTATCAAAGTTAAATTCGGACTGTAAAATATATCATTATTATTTTAAATCTATATGATTTACATACAATCAAATAACGAGAAGACATTACCACATCACTTCGATTGTGCATGTGGTTTATATGGTGCAATGGATTTGGGGATGGATTACAGATTGACAACCTTTGATGAGGTGTTGTCAGGTAAGTTCGATACCCTAATCAAAAGAAACCTATTCATTGGTTCAGTTGAATTTATGAATGAAGTATTTTCTCGTGTTGGAAAGAAAGTAAATGCAATAGAGAATACCACAAGACCTTTTCAAGTTACATCTTTGGGTGAAGCATTATTGAGAGGTAAATCGGGTGAAAAAATATTCATCAAACCAAAAGAAATAAAACTATTTACGGGTTTTGTGTTGGATGGGTACAATTATCCATCAATAGAATCCCTTCCACAGGACACAGAGGTGTTTGTTTATGATGCATTTGATAGGAGTATCTTATCGGAGTGGAGAATTTATGTTCATAAAGGTGAAATTATCGATGCAAGAAACTATGCCGGTGATGTAATGACACTTCCCGATATCAATTTCATCACCCATATAATCAACACATACGGTAAAGATTTACCGGTTGCGTACACAATCGATGTGGGTATATTAACATACACACAAGAGAACGTAGTAATTGAATTTAATGATATGTGGGCGATTGGTAACTACGGTATACCAAATGACCTATACATAAAACTATTGAGGAGTAGATACGAACAAATAATGTCATGAGAGAATTCAAATTCTTGAGAGGATATGAAGAGAAAAGGGTGTTCCATATTGATGTTGGGAATTTGGATGGTGATGTGGAATACTTTACGGAACAATTGAGGAGAGCAATGTCAATTCCCGCTGCATATTTTAGACGAGAAATGTTGAACGAACCATTACAAGTAACAGAGGATATTTTTATACCAGTAAGAAACAATGAACTTTAGAACAAGAAAATTAGTAAAGCACGGTGACCTAAACCCAAATGAGACATTGTTTGGTGGTAGGTTACTTGAATGGATTGACGAAGAAGTTGCAATCTATGTGATTTGTCAGTTAGGAACAAAGAGAGTGGTTACCAAAGTAATCTCCGAGATTAACTTCATGAAACCAGCAAGGTTAAATGATGTTGTTGAGATTGGTGTGGATGTGGTTGAGTTCGGGAGAACTTCAATAACAGTTGAGGTGGTTGCACGTATCAAAGATAGTAAGGATGAAATCCTGAGAATAAATAAGATGGTGTTTGTTTGTGTTGATGAAAATGGAAAACCAACCCCACATGGAAAAACAAAGAAAACTCGTTAAAATATGGAATTGGATGGATTTGGAAAGAAAGTGTGGAAACATAAAACAAACAAAAGATTGTTTTTGGAGCAATCATATGTTTGGAAAGAAAGGTTAACCTTAATAGAAGAGTTTAAGGATGAAAGAAATGTTGTTATGACATTTGATATTAACACATTTGATTTCTCAGCATGGACACCGATGACCAAAGAAGAGTTTAATTCAGTTAAATCACAATATAAAGAAATATATAATGGACAATTATAAATTAAGAGATAAGGTTACTTGTGGTCGTGGATATAACCACGGAGAAGTATTCACGGTTGTTGGAATTCGTGAACATGAATTGGAGTTGGAGGGTGATTGGAGTGGTGGTACTCATAATGTTTCCCAGAAGGATTGGGTTCCAATCGATGACTGCAAACTTTACAAAAGAGAAAAGGTTGTTGGTGATTTAGTTTGGTTGGATGGATATACCAGCATGGCACAACAAAATGCTAGAGAATATACAATTGAAAAGATTGAACATAAGTTCGACAAGGACACCGGTGTGAAATTCCCAATATACTTTGTTGCTGACAAATGGTTTGATGGAAGAGATGGTAGTCCATATGAGGATGATAAATCTATGTATTATATAGAATTTTAATAAGATGGGACAAAAAGGGATATTAGAAAAAAAGGATGACAAGTGGATGGTTAAATGGTCCGACTTACATTCTTTTGCACATGGTACGCATTGGATGTACACGGAACTTTCACCGGAGTCAGATTCAATAAAGTATATTGATATGGGAGATATTATATGTAAACCATTGGAAGAGGGATTGAATGTTGATTTCGAACTTCAGACCTTGGGTTATGATACCGAGAGTTTTGTTCCAACCAATATTGCTAAACTAGTATTCCCTGAAGTTGAAGAGTTTGAAAAACAACAATGGATAAAAGAATATGTTATTAAAGGTAATCTTTTATTCTCAATAAGTGATGTCTCGGTAATGCGTGACGGTGGTACTATTATACTTTACAACAGAGGTGCAAAACAAAAACCGTTCTATATCCATAAAGATAATTGGACATTACACAATGATTACCCAACAACCGATGATAACTTGGTAACAGATAAATCTGTACAAGTTTATGTTATGGATAGGTTGGGGAGGTATAAAGAGGATTGTGAATTTAATTTGAAAGAGATAAGAACCATTATTGAAAAAGTGAAAATATGCAAATACTAAATTTTTTAATCGTAGCAATATTCAATTTATATTGGTACTTTAAGGGTCCTGAGAATTATAAGAGACTATACAACGGTGGTTATTCCACATGGTTGAGTGCACTATTTTGGTTGTATGCGATATGGGGTGTGGTTAATTTATTCTACTCAATATTAACTCTATAATATGGTTGAAATTGCAAATGCGTTAGGGATACTAGCTATCGGTGCGGCCATTTGGGGTCTTTATAAACTGTACAAAATAGAAAAGGAGATAAAAGATGAAGAAATATAGATTCAAAATACAAAAATATACCTTGAATAATGGTAGAATATACTATATTTGTAGGGTAAAGATTTTCCATCCATTTGTTTTGACTAGTGATGGGGTTGGTTTGTGGTTGAGAAACTACACCGATAATGAGAGGAATCTCAATAAATACGGTGGTTCGTATTGGAATGAAGACAATGATGTGAAGTTTAAAAGTAGACAAGAAGTTTTGGATGGTATTGAACTTTATATGAAAAACCGAGAAGATGAGGACGGTGATGAAATCAAATCAATTGAAACCGAAATAATTTGGAGGTAATTGGATATACCATGATGATATCTCACCCTTAAATAGATTAATTGGTAAAATGAATCTTAAAGAAGAAAAATATAGAAAAAGAAAGAATTTCAGAACTAAGGAGGAATGTCACCAATACGCTCTGAAATATAAATCTATTAAAGAATTTATTGAGGGTGATGGTCATGTTTATTTATATGCTTCACGTAGAGGATGGTCACATGAGATAACATCTCATATGAGAAAAAATATCCGTTGGGTTGATAAAAAAGACGAGATTCGCCAAGCAGCATTAAAATATCAAAATAGAGGAGAATTTTGTTTAAAAGATGGAAGGTACTATGAAGTTGCTAGACGACGTGGTTGGCTTGATGATATTTGTGGTCACATGGTTTCGGTGGGTAATAAATTTAAAAGATTGGTGTATGTTTATGAATTTGAGGATAAAACGGTTTATGTTGGTTTAACATTAAATGACATAAAAAGAAGTCATTCACATAGTACATCAAACGATAGTCCGGTATATAGATATCAACAAGAAAAGGGTTTAAAACCTGTAAAAAAGATAGTAACCGATGGTTATATTGATTCAGAAGAGGCTAAGAAAGTTGAACACGATACTGTTGAGAAATATAAAAAATTGGGTTGGAATGTTCTAAATAAAACCAAAACGGGTGGATTAGGTGGGACAGATAGAATTTGGACAGATGAAAAAATAAAGGAAACAATATCTAAATACACGTATGAGAGTGAAGTAAGAAAGAATGAACCTAAATTGATAATGAAATTACGTAATATAGGTAAGATTGACGAATATTTAGGTGTTTTGATTAAAGATACTCCAATTTATTGGAATGAAGAAAAGGTTAAGAAGGTAATTTCGGAACACACACATCTATTGGATTTTAATAATCAATATCCCGGTGCTAGAGCATGGATTCGGGTTAACAAAATGGAACATTTGTTGGATGGTTTGATTAGTAAAAATCGAGTAAGGCAAGTAAAGATTAGATGGAACAACAAAGAGGAAATTTTGAACATGGCATCAAAGTATGATAACATCAGTAAGTTCCAAAAAGAAAACAGGGGGATGTATAATTCCGCCAAACAAAACGGTTGGTTAGATGATATAAAAAGGATTATACCACCAAAGTTTTTATGGACAAAAGAAAAGGCCATGGAGGTTACAAAGAGATATACGGATTACCAATCGTTTAGGGTTGAGAATAAGAATGTATATGATGCGATTAAGAAATATGGGTGGGACGAATGTTTAACTCACTTAAAAAGAACATTTAAAGAATTTTCATATGAATTGGTTAAAGAGGAGGCATTAAAATATAAATGTAGAAATGATTTTTTTAATGGTTCCAACAACGCTTACGCATATGCGAATAGACATAATATTTTAGATGAGATAACAACTCACATGGAAAAAAGGAACGTAAAAGGACATAAAGAAGAAATTTTTACATGTAGTGTATGTGGTAAAAATGTGGGTGGTTATACCAATCTTAAAAGATGGCACGAAGATAATTGTAAATCAAAATAATGAAAATACATTTATAATATGAAAACTAATGAAGAAATAATTCAGCATTTAGAACCCTACATTAGAATGAAGGGTGAGGAATTGAGGACCAAGGTAACCATTGATAAGGTTACGAACCTATTTGAGGAGTATCTATGTGTCATGGTTGACATAAAATCCTCTTGGGTTGGTGTAAATGGAATCAACAACCGGGATGTCACCATTAAGAGATTCCTAAAAAGAAATGGATTTACATATCATTCAATTGATTCCACATACAGGAGACCGTTTAATTATGAGAACATTTAATTATCCCGTTCCCGCATCGTTCTATGTAAAGAATGGTGGGAATATAATGGATAAGGTAATATTAACCACACCGGACATAACCGGTGCAAATCATCATATAAAGAACCGAATCGGTGGGGATGGTTCTATTCTAAATCTCATTAATAAGGAAAACCCCGAAAATGAGACAAAGGTTCATATTGATATGTGTTGGGTAATTGCGGAGGTAAATCTCTAAAAAAACCATATATATGGATTCGTGATTTTAAAGAAAATAAATAACATGCCACGTAAATTAACATATGAATTATGTAAAGAAATAATCTCCCAATATAAAACCTATACGGATTTATATAAAAATGATGTTTCAGTTATAATGAAAGTGAAACAAAAAAAATGGGATGAGTTATTATCACACTTCGGACCAATATATTCGAATAAAAATCCGAAGTGGACATATGAAAAGTGTAAAGAAGAGGTTTCAAAGTTTACTCACCTTAGTGAATTACAGGGGACAAGTGTGTCACACGCATTATTAAGAGAGGGTTGGTATGATGAGTTAACATCTCATCTTATTAGGGTACAACATAAAACATATACTAAAGAGGAAGTTTTAAATGAATCCATAAAGTATAAAACAAGAGATAATTTTAGAGTGGGTTCTCCCAGTGCATATAATGCGGCAAAGAGATTAAACATTATGTTAGAGGCAACAAAACATATGGGTAAATCTCCAAATGAAAAACAATACACAAAAGAAGAAATATTAGAATCAGCTAAAAGATATGGAAACCAAAGGGATTGGAAAAATTCTGAAAGGTCAATTTTTAATTCTGCAAAGACTTACGATAAACCAAATGGTAAAGAAAGAGAATTTTGGTTGCAGTGTATAAGTCACATGGAGTATATATACAAACCTAACGGGTTTTGGACATATGAAAAGTGTGCGGAGATATCTAAAAAATTTAAAACTCTTAAAGAATTTAGGGAAGATTTAGAATTTAGAGTGGTTTACAGAAAAATAAAGGTTAATAAATGGGATGAATTATTATCTCATTTAGTATATCTCAATAAACCAAAAGGATTTTGGACATATGAAAGATGTAAGGAGTATGCTTTAAAGTATACGTACCTTTCGGATTTTTATAATGAATGTGGTGCGGCATTAACTAAAATAAGAAAAAATAAATGGGATGAGTTAATTTCACATCTTAAACATAAATCAAGCAATCAAAACAGATACATATATGCGTTTGAATTTCCTGATAACCATGTATATGTTGGTTTAACATATAATTTGGAAAAGAGATTATCTGACCATTTAACATCTAAAAGAGTAAAATCACCTGTTTTAATCCACAAGGAAAAGACGGGTTTGGATTTTGTTTACAAGAAAGTATATGAAGAAAAGTTCCATAAGGATATTGCGGGTAACATGGAAGGTCAAGCGATAAAACATTACCAAAAGAACGGTTGGATTTTATTGAACAAATCAAAGGCTGGTGGATTGGGTGGTGATAAAATGAAGTGGACCCACGAAAAAATACAACAGGAACTAATAGGTATAAAAACATTGACTGAAGTTAGAAAAAAACTACCTACACATGTTTTCAATGTTATCAGGAAAAAGGGTTGGTGGGATGAGTTTATCGCACCTCTTATTGATGATACTGGTAGAACTAAGTGGACGGTAGAATTGGCGATAGAGGAGATAAAGAAATATAAAACAAGAAGAGAGATTCAACTCAATGCCAATGGTTTATATAAATTTCTTTACGCTAATGACTTATTAAAACACATACCCACTGTTAATTCATGGGCCCACACGATAAAGGTAAAAGACATGTTCACCAAAGACGAGGTTTATGAATTTTTTCTACAGTTTAATTCGGGTGAAGAGGCTCGCAAAATTAATCATTCGTATTATACATGTGCCAAAGAAAATGGTTGGTTAAAAGACATTACCCGTTTATTAAAAGAAAAAAGGGGACCGGTTAGAATTAAAAAAAGAAACAATAAACTATTAACGATATACACTAAAGAAATGTGTATTGAACGTGCATTGAATTATAAACATAAGATTGATTTTCAAATAGAAAACTCGGCAATGTACTCAGCGTGTAAGAGATACGGGTGGTGGGAAGATGTTACAAAACACATGGTAAAAAAACCAAACAGGGTTGAGACTTATACATATGAGAAGGTTAGGGAATTAAGTAAAGGGTTTAAACATAGGAGTGAATTCCAAAAAAAACTACCGGGTGCGTTTAAATTTGTAAAAAAACACCAATTAATGGATGAATTATTCCCAATAAAATTTCGTAAAATATAAAAACAAATGAGTAGAAGAACATATATTACTAAGTCAGAGTTAAATAAGGTGATGAAGTACCTCAAGGATAATACATTAATAACCGAAGTGGAAAATGAGGTAATGACATTGAGGTTGTTGGATATTGATATAGAGGAGGTTTCACCCAGTCTAATGTCTAAAAACCATATATATAACATCGCGTGGGAATAAACTAAATAATAATACTTCAACTAATGAAATTAAAAACATTCATAGAAGAACTAAGGAATACAGATTTATATATCCAACACATATACACACAAGGAGGATGTTATAAATTCTATATATTATTATCAAAGATGTATAAGAACTGCACCCCATATATATCCCAACATAAAAACCATATAATAACAAGGTACAAAAATAAGTACTATGATATAAATGGAGAAGTAACAAACTTGGATGGATATACCCTATTAACCATAGAGGAAAAGTTAATGGTAGAAAGATGGTCATTCCATAAGAATAACCTATTACAGTTAACAGAATGTCCGGTATGTGAAGAACCCATAGTATATGAGATAAACAAATGATGGATGGTTTCAGATTATTAAGAGGGTATAATGTAAAAACCGCATATAATAATGGTTTAAAAGTAACCCTATATGAAGTTGGAAACAATAAGATGAATCTAACATTATCCTATTATGGTTTACCTAATCTATATGAAAGGAAAGATGTAATTGATATGGTAGGAACATTCAGGGAATATGAAATGTATGCAGATTTGATTGTAAGGATGCACAAACTAAATCCTGAAATGGGTCATTGGGAAATAAGACTTTATATGGAAGAACTATTCGATAATTTTGTAACATGATAGAATTTAAATTCCTAAGAGGTAACTTAAAGACGACATCACACTATGGAGATTATACCCTGACATTGGAAACATTGGATGATAATTTACTCTTCATTGAGGTGACTCACAATAATGGAAATGAGTCCGCACTCATGTCCGAGATTATAGAAATGGAGTATGATTATAAAGACTACTTGGAGTCAGGTAGAAACGCAATGGAGTACTTTAGTGAAGTTCCTGTAATGAGATTAAGGGAGAGAATGAGAAGGATAATCAGTGCGACGTTTACGATAATGTAGGATGTAATACAAAAATAACCCCTAAAAAAACCCCGTTTTTAATAGTACTATAAAGACATTTTTTGTCGTAAGGATTTTTTCCACCGGAAAGTAGTCGTATCCACAAAAAATCCATCTGGTCGTATTACAATCCACAAATACCCACTTTTTACCACTTAGTGACCTAGATACGAGGGATTGACCCTTTCGTGAAGTAACGGTTATATTTTTATATTTTTCAGAAAACAGTACCAAATAAAAAACCCCGAGTGTTATACTCAGGGTCATTTTATATATACATATATGTAATACAGTTAATCGAAAACGTAGATGTCTATGTCCTGTTTTTTAAATTTAGGTTTCAGTTCATCTGCGATGCGAACCACTAAATGATGCGGAAAGTTTTCATCTTCGTGAGAAATTCCATCTATACTTTTCACTGTGGTTTCTATTTCGGGGTGAATGGTTGCGGGATTAAAAATGTTCCCATACCCACCTCTCGGTGTTAGTTTTATTTTAGGGTCGTCAGATAGTTCATATTTCATTCCCCCTACTGTACCATTTTTAAGTAAGGTGTAATACACCATGGACTTTTTCTTTCTCGACTTTAACATGGTGGTCATATCATCGGTCAGGTTCAGAGTTGCGGTCTTAGGTATTACAAGAGAGTACTGAGACTTCAGGATACTAGACACCGGTGGTAAATCATATTTCAAACGATTATATATCTCACGAGGTAATACACTGATACCTTCAACCTTTAAACCCGATTCGTGTTCCACCGTAAAATAGTTAACGGATATGGAAACCGATTCCAAGTCTGTGGTGTACCCTGCATTAAGAATCATCTCTGCAACGGTCCCGTAGAATATGTTAAATGTATCGGGGGTAAGTTCTCTCAATATAAGATGAAATTCGAAAATAACATACTTTTCTTTATCCACAACACTAACGTTAGTAACTTTAAATCTTTCGTTGTCTATGGTATAGAGGGTATCAATTAACTTATCCCAACTCTGTTCTTCGTTCAGTGTGTTCAATAATTTAATCATCTTCTGTTCTCTAAGTTATTAAGACGGTCATGCGTCTTTCTGTTTATTCTTGCTTGGACTGATATGGTTACAAACTGCACCATTATAATTCCTAATAATATTACGTACATCATATATGATAAATATTCTTGCCAAACAATATTGACCATCTCCTGTCCCGTCGATTCCCGCCAAACAAATTCCGGATTCGTCCTCCTCCCCGGGTCATCTGTCATACGCCAAACAAATTCCGGATTCTGGGATACAGGTGAAAAAAAAATCCCATGATTTGTGGTCACGGGATTTGTTGCTAGAATCCAGAGGTCCGAACTACGCTTTGTTCAAAAGACTCTTACGGAACTCGAACGCTTTCTTCTTAGATGAGAAGTTAGCTGAATGTTTAGTCCCGTTAACACTAGCACGTACACGGTATGAATAACCGTCGAAATAGATGTGATGAGATACCGGTTCGTATGTACTTACCGACTCTTTCTTAACAGTCAACTTCGCTGTTGCTTTCTTAGTACTTCCACCTTTCTTGGTGGTCGTAGGTTTAGCTGCAGGTTTGCTAGCTGGTTTCTTTGTGGTTTTCTTAGTTGCCATAATTAAATTTATTTGATATTCAAAATATAACCAAAAATTTCCACATTACCAAATCACCGATGCAAAATATGTAAAAGAACTGGCCAAACAATATTCAGGGTCACCTGTCCCGTCGATTCGATTCTTGCCAAACAAATTCCAGAGTCCCTGTCTTCAGGATGGGTCATCGACCGTGTATACCTGATAGAAGAGATGTTCAGGAGACCGAATCCCCTGAACACCACATGTGTTATTACTGTACCGAAGAGTTAGTAAGAGTTGAAGACATCCAAGTCACGAATACCCATTTCTTTCCTACTCTCCATTGCAACCTCCTGTAGGAATTCAACTAGAGTCTCACCCATGTCAGTTCCGTAGAAGACCAATGTAGTTTTATATTGTTCTGAAGTACTCACCGAGATGATAGATAATCCGAAGAGTCTCATCCAAAGAGGTTCGTCCATCATTACGGATTTAATCCTGAAGTAGTTTACGGTCCTGCGGGAAACGTCAAATACTCCCTTCACCTCCACGACGTAGTCATCATAGAACTCGTACCTCCAACACATAATCTCCAAGTACTTGTATCCGTATACTAAGAGACCACCGATTCCGGCGTATGGATGTACAAAGAATAATCCTACAGCTAAGATTAGCCAACCAATATTCAACCACTGAGATGGTGAAGCTACGTGTTCAGGTTTCGTACTCATATCAATATTATTTAGTTACCACATTACTATTGGAGATTTGTTTTATTGATGCACTTGTGGATGTCATCACTGGTATTTGATAGAACATCACCGAGTCCACTAAGTGTGGTTTGGTTTCGTTACCAAATAAACCTTTGGTCCACATCCTGTGAATCATGTTTCCTGTTTCATTGTTCAAGAAGTAAACGTGTTTACCATTTACTGTTCTTTTTGCCACAGGTGAAACTTGGACACAAGTCTGGGTGCTTGAACACCCAGACATAATACCTACTACTAAGATTAAAATATATTTTTTCATTGTTACAAATTTACGGGGTCTTTATAAAATTCAAAATCAATTGTTTCTTCTTCCTCCACACCGAAGTCGATACAGAATCCAACCACGGTATCATCATCACTTGTAAGAACGAACAGTTGGTAAGAACCATCTCCGAATCCTGAAGAAGAAACCATACCCTCGTCATACGAACCCCATCGTAATACACCAAGAGTTCGTTGACACATTTTCATGTACCATCCATCACCTTCTTCTTCTCTACCGTAATAAAAGTCCGCTTCACCTTTTTCAATCGGGTGATTGTCGTTCCTGTATGACGCCATTGAGAAGATACCCGCTTGACCCGAGTCAACACCGACAGTTCCCCCGTGTTCAACCCATTCCAAGGATAATTCATCTTCCTTACCCACATATGCTTCGTGGATACACATCAACATGGATGTACGATTACCCCAATCACCACAGTCGTGTTTCTTGACGAATGGTTCGTAATAACCCGGTAAAACATTGTTGACAATAACTTGGCACCATGTCGGGATGGTGTAACAAGGGTCAGATACTACGACCTCTGTTCCTAATTTGATTTTTTGTGACATATACTTGTTCGATTTAAAGTTGTTTCGAAATTAGTGAATCCGCTGGAATATTCCAAATAATATTATGATATAATTGCCAAACAATATCCGGAGTCTACTTCCTGAAGGTCGACTTGAAGACCCTGATGTTTTCCTCTATCTCAGCATCCATGGCCTGAATCAACTTGGTCTTAGCTCGTTCCATGAATTCTTCGTTGCCAAACAATATTTCAAGGTTACCATCTGCCTCGGGATGAAACTCAATCTTCTTGACAATTACACGTACATCTTTAGACTTCTTATCCTTCCTATAGAATGGAGTCCTTGCGTAGATGTATTCACGTACCTGAGATAACTTGATATCCTCTAGGTTCTCACGTATACGCATTTGCATTATGATTTCTTCAAGAGCTGCAAGTTGTTCGAAAGTACTTTTGTTTTTGGTAACCATTCCTTTATAAACGTTTACCATGTCAGTTAACTCCTTAGAGTTGACCACTTCACTACCTTGGTTAAGGAATTGGTCATAACCACTTACCTCACTCGGTGACCCAACGATGTCGATGAATACACCTTCAATTGTTTTATTTACTCGTCCCATTTTAAAATTGATTCAAAAAATTCTTTATGCCAAACAAAATTGAGGGCTTGGCTTCCTCCTGAGTCTTCTTCTCTCTCTCGAATTCCTGTTTGTACAATGCTGCGTCCTCTGCTTTAATTCTCTCCTCGATGGTTTTAGCGTGAAATTTACCCGACACTACAACATTGAATTCTTTTTTCAATGAGTCTACCCACTCGTGATATGAAAGTTTCACATCAGGATACACAGTGGTTCTTGGTTTAGGTTCTTGAGTCTGTATCATATGTCTTATTTTTCAGATAAACTTGTTTCGTACATTTGTTTGATTTCGTTATAGTCTTCCTCATCAACAAAGTTAAACTTCTCAATGAAATCATCAAGTGATATATCATCATCAATTGCGTATTGAATATCACTTTCGACCTCATACCAAAACGCCTCGTTGTCCAAATGATATTTCCCCTCAAGGAAACTATAATCCTCCTCGACCAAATTTTCATTCTCTATTGTGGTTCTACCACAGAAATCACAACCAGGTTCCTCATATTGAAGTTCCACATTCACACCATACTTCTCGTGTAACCTCACACCGAAACCGATTGGTGGCGACCACGCTGTTTGGGGACTCATAGTGATGGTGTTCTCACTGAACTCGAATTGACATTCATTGTATGACACATCCCACTTCGTTCCAAACCATCCGATATTGGCGTTATACCATCCACCTTTGTTATATTCTTCTTCACCAATTTCAGGTTCACGACCGATTAGGGTTTCAAAGACATTTGCGTTATCTCTTTCTTCCTGTGGGATACCTTCCAACACACGAGTTAGTAACCCGATGGTTTTAGGGTCACCAGTTATTGTTATATAATTTGAACACCAGTTTGGCATAATCTTGTTATTTAATTTATTTGTAGTCGGGATAGGACTCGAACCTATATTAAGATGCCCTTATGGACTTACACTTTTCCTATTCCATTAGAAGACCCGACCATTTGTGATACAAAGATAAAACAGGGATACCATTTTACCAAACAATACCCCTGTTTTTTTATTACCAAGAGGATTGGTAGTAGAAGTCACCACCTTTTTCTTCCAACAGTGGTTCGAGTTGGTTAATGGTATTGTCCAAATCTTTTATATACCATTGGTCATACTCTGTTCCACCAAAGAAAAAACCTGGTTGTGTCGGGAGTAGTTCTTCCGCAAGTGATGTGTCCTCAAATACTTCCACATCGTCATACATCTTCTCACCATTCTGCCAACCAACTTCCATCCGAACCTTCTTCTTCGGAGAATTTTCCAAACTCTCCTTAACTTTCTTACAGGTGTCCACCAACTCTCGAAGTTGTTCCCTGTCCACATAATACTCTCGACAGTTGTCTTCACCACCCTGAACATTCTCAACAAACCATTGGTGAATGTGGTTTGCTTTACGCCAATACGCCACACTTTCTTCGATTGAGGAAATACGTTCCTTCTTAATGTGGGGAACTTCTTGACCGTTCTTCTTCACGGTTATTTCGTGAAGTTCTTCGGGTGACATATGTTCCCAATTCTTAACATATGTCTTTTTGTGTAGATACATATCTAATCCCATAATAGTATTTTGTTTTTTTGTTGATACAAAGATATAACTGTTTTTTCTTTTTACAAAATTTATTTTGCCAAACAAATTGTGGGTCTTCTTACCCCTGTAGGATTTTGAAGTAGTCAACTCCTTTTGCAATTAGGTCTTCTGCACGTTTCAATCGTTTTGCATCATTCCAAATATTATATGAAGACCTTTCAGGTTCAACACCCAAGTCCAACATTGAAAAAAGATGTTCCCATTTACCACCAACGTAAAGTTCACCCGTAAATCTTTCGACTGCATTGTAACTTTCGTAGGTCATTTTTAATTTAACACCTCGAACAACATCAGATTGTTGAACGATGCACACATCGTGTGATTTTTCTTTCTTGTGGTGTTCACTTCTGTAGATTTGTTTTACCTTTACCATATCTTGATTGATTTGTTGATACAAAGATATAACCTTTATTTCTTTTTACCAAATTTATTTTACCAAACAAATTCCACAGTTCGTCACCTCCGTCGGGTTCTGAGTAAAAAAGAAAACCCCCACCATTTCTGATGAGGGTTTAACCAATTAAACAATATATGAACTAATCAAAAACAATACGTCCTTGTTTTTCTGTAACATCGTTGTCAACAACAACAATCTTACCAATGTCACCACTATCTTCACCTTGCCATGTAACCTCACCATTGAGTATTACATCCCACTTTGAGAAGAAGTGTTTGATGAGGTATTCCAACCATTCTGTATAAGAATAGAATTTCTCACCACCATCCCACTCCAATTCAGTTCCTTCCTTATTGATAGTCCATTGACACCATAAACCTGGTTGTCCTTGTGGGGGTTGGTTGTAATCTATGATAGTTATATCACTAAATGATTCACGTCCACCAACAAAGTACCCACCATCCACACCATATGTTTCCTCTTTAGGTAAAAAAGGGTTTCCATTCTCACCATTTTCAAATTCCATAAGTTTTGAAACATCTCGTTTCATTCTACGAGTTTCATTGAACTCCCTAATAAAGTTTCCTTCTTGCGTTGTAAGTGGTCGGTTAAACTTAAACGAACCACTAAAGTCTGTCGTATATCCCATATTCTTATTGATTAATTGTACTACAAAGATAAAACATTTATTTAATTATACAAAATTTTTATTGCCAAACAAAATCCCCCCGTCGGTTCTCCTTCAGGGGGATTAGTTTTAATTTTCTTTCAAGTCGAAAACAATCTCGGTATAGTCCATCATACCGTGTAATACTTTCGGACTATCTTTCTCCACAGAGATAACATCACGAGCCCATGACCCAACAATACCTTTTTCATCACCTCTGAAATCTCCTCCACCTCTACCGTTACCCTCACAAGTTAATAATGGTAACGGGTGAATCTTTGTACCTTCCCATCCCACAATCTCGGGGATATTGTTTTTATCCACGAACTGTTTTTTGGTGTGGTTCACCACAAACTGATACTCTTCTGTATCTGTTACCTTTGGATTAACTTTGTTTTCGTCATTACAAAGTGAATACAGATTTGCATCATACTCTTTACCCTCATCAATAATTTTTAAACCCGGTTCTTCATCCGCATAATCACCAGCCCACACTACACGACTTTTGTAATGTCCACCTGTACGTGATAAAAGTTTCTCGAATGCCGAAACGAAGTTGTTCCCTTGATAGGAATGTTCCATTAATTTAAGACCGTTGTCGTATTCGTGTGAATATACCCATGCCTTAACTGTTTCGTGTTGTCCTTCTTCTGGTTTACTACCTAGAATGATTGGTTTGAAATACTGTCCCATAATATTGTTTGATTAAAATGTTACACAAAAATAAAACAGTTCAGGATATAATCCAAATACTTTTTTATTTATTTTGCCAAACAAAAGTGGGATACCAGACTCACATCCAGATTCCAGCTAGATTCACAGCGCGGTCCTGCTCCTGATATTGTTTGGCGGAAACACTACCATTGATAATCAACAACTTAAAGAATGCCAAACAAATTCCGGAGCTACAGCTGAGCTGCGTGCAACCAGCAAGCAAACTATATAGCAATAAAAAACCCCCTAATCAAGGGGGTCAATTACAAACCTACTATTTTTATCGGGTCGTTTTCGGGTCGTCTTATACTTCAACCCTACAATTATACCGCCCTTATCTTTGTACCTCATATCGTAAAGGTCACCATCGATAACTTCTCTACCCCAAAATGATTCGGGTAAATGTTTTTTAAATACCACTGCGACTCTAACTCCACTATTCAACATATTAAGACAATCGGTAAAGTTCTCACCACTAAAAGAAAAGGTAAGGTCATAGTTGGTATACTTGTTAATAAGTTCCACCCTCTTTGGTACTTTCGAATAATCATAAAACATTACAGTCGGAAACAATTGTAAGATGTTTTTTTTCTCACCGTTCACATCCATATAAAATGATTCGGGAGAGATGTCAGATGTATTGTTTAATCGAACACTGAAAGTGTATCCCAATTTCTCAGCTTTCTTTTTTGCTGCGGTTATTTCAGATACCATCCATTTCATAAAATACTCACGGTGTTCAAAAAACAATTTTGTTTTTTTGATTCTACCTTTGGTAATCATGTCATCCTTCATGTTCATTCGATTCATACCTGATTCGTTTAAACACAATGCGGTACACTCTTGTGTTCTCATTGGGCAAACCTCATAACCACTCAACTTGGCGGGTGCAAGGTAAAGACTGTAGGTCAACTCATCATATTTGAGTGACTTAACGTGTTTGGTTGTCATTGATACCGAACCCAAATAATTGATGCCGGTTTCAATCTTGGCTTGTGTTCTACTTTTAAATTCCATATGTATGTTGGTTTAACAGGTACAAAGATAATTCTATTTTTGGTATAATCCAAATACTTTTTTATTTTTTTTTTCTGAAGGAAGGAGATGACCTGAGATGGAAAATATTGTTTGGCGTAATACGTGCCAAACAAAATCCGGAGTCTGAGCTATCCCCGGAATCTTCAGACATAAAAAAAGGGGAAGTAGAAACTCCCCCTTTGTCTAAGTTAAACACTATTAGAAATTAGAAACGAAGATTAAGTTTTTCGTCATTTCGTCTACGATAGTTGTAGATTTCCTCAATCATTTCGGTGTATAATTCTACCGAACCACAAAGGTGAATCATACCCGGACGAAGTTGAACTTTGTGTAGGAACTCCTCGAATTTAAATTCGGGTTTCTTCGACATAATCTTAATCAACGCTCTAACGAAGATTGATTTATTGTAACCTTTCTCGAAGTAAGGTTTAAGTTGTTGAATGTTCTTAGCCCACTCCTTACCTTTCTCAATGTTTTTTACTTGGAAGTTTCCACTTTCAAATACATCACGATGAACCGGATTTGAATTGTTCTGTAAAAACATCAATGCCTCGGTTACACGGAAGTCGGGGAACTCATTGATGAAGTTATCTAACTTCATGTAGTGTGGGTTGTTTTCTTTTACGTAACCATGAATGTGGTCAGCTAAAGACCAATTCTTTTGGTTTTGGTTTAGTCCACGAATTGCATCAAAACCAGCTTTACGTTCAATGGTGTAAGTAATAGGTACTCCTGCATTGATAGCCGCTTTTACTCGGTGTTGTCCGTCAATGATTTCACCTTTCTCATTGATAACAACATAAGAACCCGGAATCCAACCAGTGTTTTTCATTTTGTCGGTCAACTTGGTGATGTGGGTTTTGTTAAGAACACGATTGTCTTCACGGAATTTAAACATTCCGTAGTTTTTGGTTTGGAACACTTGGTTCACTTTTTTTGAGTTCTGAATCATACGAAATTGATTTTTTATTTGTTGTACAAAGATATAATTGTTTTTTCTTTTTTCCAAATACTATTTTATTTTTTTTCAAAAATAACTTTGACTTTGTTTTGAGAACCAAATGTAATAAGAATATCAATAAAATCCAAGAAATATTTTATCTTTTTTGCCAAACAAAATCCCACCTGAAATGACCCCGGCGTAAACAGAAACGGGGTTTTTAAACAAAAAAATGGGGGTAAAACTACCCCCAATGTTAAACCAAACACAAATTACAACTATGAAATGTAACCGTATTTAAAAGTTAATCAAACCAATTTATATTGTAAACCCCTTTTGATGTTTTTTTCCGAAATCTTTGTGTAGAGGTTTTTAAACTTCGGGTGTTCAACAAAGTAATCATTACCACTCTTGAAGTAATTTAACTCTGTATTACTTGGGAACACAATGTCAAACTTCTTTGACTTTACTTTTCTTTTTAAAACGATGCAGTCCATATCTTATCGTATTACGTTACCATTAATAAATTCACCATCACTTTTGAAAAGTTCTTCTGTCGGTTCACCACCATTATCCTCAACACTCATAACCTCTTTGGTGTCCATAACTTCATCCCACGGTAATTCTGAAATCTCATTCCCTTTTGAAAACTCTATCGCTTTAAGCTTTGCATCTTCTTCATCGACTGCATCAATCTCAAAGTTAGTTCTCATCCAAGTAGTTACCTTTTGGTCAAGGTAGAAGCTGAAGGTTGTGGTTGGAAGGTCATACAACATTCTCTCCACGATTAAGTTCCAAGTGCTCTCGGGTTCATCGTTCTCATAACTGATGTAGTTCTCCAAAACCCAGTTAATCTCTTTCTCGGTTAATTGTTTGTTGATAGAGTTACCTACACTGATAACATCTTCTCTTGAAATTCTTGACATAATATTATTGATTAGTTGTGATACAAAAGTATAATGTTTTTTTCTTTTTACCAAATGTTTGTTGCCAAACTAATTCCAGTCTTCGTCCCTGCAACTGTCCATCGTTTTGTCCATCCCAACGTCATACGCTTCCAACTCGGTGTAGATGTCATGTAACAAATCATCGTTAAGGTCTTCATACTCCACAGTGAATGTATCGACCTCTTGTTCATGTACATAAGTTACCACCTCAACATAATCTCGGTAAAACCTTTCAATGGTTGAATAATGGTCTTTACTTATCTGGTTGTAAATCGGTGATGATTCACACTCCATATCTCGTGTGCTGATTGAACCCCACTTTTCGATAATGGTTTTAATTTCTCTGATGGTTGCAGTTCTTTTCATATTGTTATAATGTTATAAATTCACAAAAATCTTCGAGGTCAAGTAAATCAATACGACCGTGTTTTGCTGAGGAATAATAACCCTGTTGTTTGTAGTTATCCTTCCACTTGTTGAAAGCCTCCATAGCCTTCTTTCTACTTGTATAGGTTACAACATCCCTTTCAATGGTGAAACCATCGGGTGATAATACCTGATACATTTTTCTTTTAGGAGTAAATGATGCAATTGCATTGTCGCAATTGTGTTTACCGCCATCCATTCCATCTAAATAAGTTGCCATATTATTTTTTAATTTTATTCCAAAAATGATTAACTACTTCGGGTATATACTTTTTATAGCCTGGTTGATTATCCATACACCACTTCTTTAATTCCTCTTTTGTGGTAAAAGGTTTCTGCCACGAATTACCACTCATTATCTGATTAAACAAGGGTTCAAGGTCATTAATAAAACTACCTACTGTCCAACCTTCCCAAATGTGTTTGTTTAAATTGATTGATGCCATAATTAATTTGATTTGTTGAACAAAGATAAATCTATTTTCGATATAATCCAAATACTTTTTTATTTATTTTGCCAAACAAAAGTGGGATACCGGGGTCACATCCAGATTCACCAGCAAAATCCCCAGCAGCAACCAGCAGGCAAGCCAGGTGATTTTGTTTGGCAGAAATCGTAGTATTGAAAATCAATGAGTTAAGTCCGCCAAACAAATTCTACAGTTCCAGCTGTTGCTGCTGGATAACAGCAAACTAGCAAGCAAGAAAAAACCCCCGACTTTCATCGAGGGTTTCCGACACCTGTCGCCAATTAATTGGTATTAGCAGGACTACCAATCAATGTCTTACACCAACTCTACAAGTTGTTTGAAGATACTTCTCTCACGATTTCCGTAAGTACCGAACATTTTGTTCTCGGTATTATCTTCTTTACTCAATGAGTGGGTTGTATATTTTGTTACACCACTGAACAACCCCCAAAGGTTATCACCTTTCTCTTTCAACTCACCGTTAAGGTCTACATAGAAACGAGTTAAACGATTTCGGGTAACTGATGATACACCATCTTCATCGTTCAAGTCAATTTCTCTTGCTATGTTGAACAATAATTTGGTAGCCCAATCTTCGGTTTGTTTTGAGAAACGAGTTTCAGCAAGTTTCTTAATGTCTTGGAACATTTCTTGTTCTTCTTGTAGTACACCTTCCAATCCACGACAAATGTCGTCAATCTTCATTTGCATGTTCTTTGTGTGACGAACCTTTGTGTTCAAGTTGCGGAACGCTGCGAAGAACGTATTCATACAACTGATAGTAATGTTACTCGGTCCGAATGCCAAACTAGTTGAACCATCGAATGAGTTCACACCGGTAATGTAACCTTCGATACGGTCATCACCCAACTTCAAATCATTTGATTTAAGTTGTAGGAACACTTTCTCACCCTCACCAAAGTAACCACCTTTGTGAATAGGTAAACCAACTTGTTGAGATACCTTATCAAGTAACTCAATCATCTGATGGTTTTGGAATGGTTGATAACCCTCACCATGTACTGATAACACCGAATTGTTATCATCACGAATGATTGCTTTTGTTTTCGGAACAATGATACCACTTTCGGTAGTAACTGTTTCTTCACGGACTGTCCAATTCAAACCTGTTTGATTAAGGACTTGGTTAATTCTTTCTGACATTTGATTATGATTTAATTGTTGAACAAAGATAAATCTATTTTGGGTATAAACCTAATTTTTTTTTACTTTTTTTTGAATTAACTTGCCAAAGGAATTTCCCTCCACTCTAGATTCCCACAGTAATCTTCGATGTACTCTTTTGCATCGGATAACCCGATAACCGAATAATCATGGTCTCCATTCTCTACCACGATTTTTTTAACAAAATCAATGAAATCATTTTCATTACCAGTGAAGATTGTTTTATCTTCTACGTTGTTGTAAACTGTTACCATAATTGTATTATTTGATTTAACGAGGACAAAGATAAATCTATTTTCGGTATAAACCAAATATTTTTTTATTTTTTTTTTTTAGGTGAGTCTAAATCCTGTCGTCGAGCTTGGGATATTGTTTGGCGTAATACAGTGCCAAACAAAATTCAGGCACCCGGGTCATCAGACTCACCTTTAGGTAATACAAATAAAAAACCCCCACATTTCTGTGAGGGTTTAACCAATTAACATTATGAACCACAACCAAATCTATTCAATCATATGAACAAATTCAGATATTTTAAATACTTTTTAGTAGTTTTTTTCGTAGTTATGTTCACGAAAACCTCTTTTGTGGAATGAGTTCCTCTTTGGTCGTTCCGTGTAGTGATTGAATGATGTTTCAATCATTGTGTCGACTGACGGTGTTTCCCAATCCATGTTGCAAGAACCGTTCATCATCAACCACTGGATTTCAAATATCTCTTTCACACTTTCTTCCACGTTGACGTAAGTTCCATCCATGTACTCAATCTTGGTAACAACTTGGTTGTTCCGTTTATCCAATACGGGATAGATGTTCTTCACATTTTGAAGATTAACCAATGTGGGAGTTCCCTTTCCTTGATACGTAAGTCTAATTAACATTTTAATTTAGATTTAAAATTTGAACAAATATACAACTAAAAATTTATGATATTCTAATTTTGTTGCCAAACAATTTTTACTGTCCGGTCTTCTTCAGACATTCCCTGAGAAGACGAGATTGTTTTTTTCGGGTAATACATTATCGGGATGGTCGATAATCTCGTACTTGTCTTCACCGATTATAAGTCCGATGGTTCTACCGTTATCCCAATTCACATTGATTACACCTCCACCAACGTGTCTAATAGTTCCCATCTGTCCTTTCTCGATGGGTTGAGGGTCATTTGACATTGTTTCTGTCATACGAATTCTTTTACCTACGATGTTGTTCATATCTATTGTTCTTTTTTGTTATACAAATATACAACTTATTTCCGTTTACACAAGAAAAATCTTTAGGAAAGATGCCAAACAATTTTTGGAGGACCGCCGGTCTTCAGACTCAAGATACGGAAATAAAAAAACCCCGATGTTACTCGGGGTCTTTCTTTATTCGTTGATGTCTGTGTAGACTTCATCTTTAGTCTTAAACAGACTATTCGGTCTACGTCTGTCACCTTTTTTGAGTTCATAGTAACCCTCACCATGTACCCCATCAGGGAAGTAACGATAGGTGGTGTCACCATACAACACATTCGGTGTGTCTTTCACGAAATCCTCCATAGAAATTTTGGTGTCACCCATTGATACTCGGTAACTACCTTTCTCAATTTTTTCCATGATGAAATCTTTCTTTCCGTTCTTTTCCTCGAAATGACGGATTGCTCTGTACGCCGCACTTGACGACTTGTACATCTTTGGGAATTTAACTTCTGTACTCATACGATATAATTTAATTGTTGAACAAAGGTAATGCAGGTTTCCGATATAACCAAATAATTTTTTTATTTTTTTAGAATTATTATGCCAATCAAATTTAGGATACCTTCTGTCCCGTGGTCATCTTCTGTGATAATCTCTTGATACCTCCTTTGGTGTAAGGTTCGATGAAGATAAACTTAAACAACTTTCTACCTTTACCATAAGGTTGTAAACGGAAGTGTCCTCTTACTGAAAATTCATCTAAACGAATAATAGTGGTGTTCCAATTCGTATTAACTAAAATAAACTTACTACGAGTGTCATTCTTAACCTTACCTTGTTTGTTAGTTCCAAACGATGCTCCGCCAATCAAAATGTCAAGGGTCACGTCGGTGAGCTCCAAGTAAGTCACAACAACTAAAAACTTCGAGTAAAATTCCTCAATCATTCTCTCCAAGTTCATATCTTGTCCATCATCCGATTTCTTATTGTCGGTTGTAACTTTACCCGTAACCAAATTAACCTCGAAGAAATAAAGATAAATCATATCATCATTGGGTTTCGTGTAGTGAAACGATACCAATAACATCTCATCAGTCTTTCTGTATTTGATACAAGTCATCTCATCCAACTGAATAACATCTTTTCGGTTGGGTAAGGTTCTCAATACATCTATTCTTAATTGTTTCGGTACGATATAGTTCTCCAAGTTCTGAATAGACTTCTTAGAAAATACGAGTTTCCTAACATCAGTTTCTTTTAATAAACTAATTTTATTTAAGTACACATCTTCTCTCGGTGAATCGAACACACAACATTTTGTCAAAAAATCTACGTGATGTTTGATGTAGTGTTCTTTCTCTACTACGTTGATAAGACTATCTTCTTTAATTCTCATAACTTAATTGATTTAACGAGTACAAAAATAAATCTATTTTCCGTATAATCCAAATTTTTTTTTACTTTTTTTCCTGAAGAATCCGGGGACAGCGCAGACTCCACATATTGTTTGGCGTACTACAACCGATATGTAATACGATGCCAAACAAAATTCAGACGCCCGGGTCATCAGACTCACCTTCGGGTAATACAAAAAAAAATCCCCGACTTTCATCGAGGATTTCCTAACCAAAAAACAAACCTATTCAGAATCTTGTAACTCACCAGTAAGGTACATGTCGTAAGTTTTAACTTCATTAACCAAAAGTTCGGTAACCTTTTCAATAAGTTTTTTGTCGATACGTTTAACTCCGTATTCCTCCCTAACTTTTTTCTTCGATACGAAAATGAAACCAACTTGTCCACTATCACAACGACAACTAAAACCTGTCGTGTTCATAGTAATTCCCGAGTGGTCGTAAAGGTAAAGTGGTAAGATTACACAAGCATCTTCATTCTTGATAATTGCACTTTCCATTTCATCCCAACCACTATAATCTCTGTGGTCGTATTCGTGTTTATCCCCCAAATCATAACGATTGTGGAAACACACCATTGTTCCTAAATTGTCCCAACTACGTGGGTTGTCGAAGTCTTGATACATAACTTTATTTTTAATTGGTTTATACAAATATAATACTAATAACCGAATACACCAAATCTTTTTTGCCAAACAATTTCTACTGTCCGGTCATCTCCTCATCCTTCTTGACCATCTCATTCATAATTGAGGGTACTAAGTCTTTCAATAGTGAAATCTTTTTCTTCTCCAATTCAATTAGTTCACATAGGTTATCCACAACCTTTTTTACTTTCTCATATTCATCGGAAGTTAAAAGAAATACCATACGAGGTTTATTATTATACTCATACCCATTCAATGGTTTAGTAAACTCATGTAACCCAAAGTTCTTTCCCTCTTCTCTGTTGAAGTAATAAGGGGTAAGACCCATAGATTTGAAACGTACCAAATCCATACTCTTGATGTTGCCATCCATTAAACGTCTTGACTTTTCCATGATGCAAATATAAACCTATTTTTGTTATAGACAAATTCTTTTTTGCCAAACAAATGTGGGATACTGCGGTCCACCGGTTTCCACCAGCAAAATCACCAGAATTTCCCAGCAGGTCCCAGCCGAGAATTTGTTTGGCGGACTAATACGTTAGCCAAACAAAAAGTTGGATTCCAGCTACAGCCGGCGCAATCTTCAAGCAAAAAAAAAAGGATAACATTTCTGTTACCCTCTCTTCATCACAACCATGTGTTAAACCAATTAAATCGACAAGTATAGTCGGTTGTGATTATATAGTGCGACTGGGTTTTCTTCCGCAATCTTACCATAATTCTTTCTGATTTCTTCGTACATTTTCTCTTGTGGTTCGTTGATACATTCAGACAACAACTCACAGAAACCGAAGTTACTTTCATCTACCACCTCTTGTTTAGTTCCGGGTAAACCACAATAGTAAGCTTCTCCTACCTCACTGATGAACATCCCGCTGAAAAAACCTTTCAGCTTAAAGTTATTTACGAATTGGTCAGCATTACACCAAATGAAAATTGAATTGTCTTTTTTGGATAACACCTCAACCAT